GAGCTGGAGCGTCTCGCCCGCTGGGAAGAGACCGGCAGCTTGACGATCCAGCGCCTTAACGCCGAACTGGCCGAGCTGAGTGCCCGGTTCGGGCTGTCCGAGGATCGCGGCGACAACCGATGCCCATCCTGCGAGCACCGCATCTCCATGCACGGCGACGAGGGCTGCGTCCAAGAGATCGACCACGGACCCGGCGACGAACCGTGCTGCTGCCCATGCGCTGTCGAAGTCGACGGCACCGCTCAGGCCCGCGACCAGGCCGGGACCGGGGACACGGCACAACCAGGCGGGGACGTGATCGAGCAGCGCGCCGCCGAGGTCGTCCAGGAAGCCATCTGGCCCGCCCTCCGCGACCAGGTCGACGAGTCCTGGACCTACAGCGAGGTCCGCAACCTGCTCACGACTAAGGCCGTCGACGCTCTCGCGGCCAACCTCCTGCTCGCCACCCACCCGGAAGGGCCGACCGCTCGTCGCGATCCGCTCACGCGCGAACTCAACTCCAAGATCGTTCACGCGTACACGAGCAAGACGCACAAGCCGGGCATCCCCAGCACGCTGATCCGGGCCCTGATCGAAGAGGGCGTGTTCGCACGCCCAGAACCCGAACCTGCCCGCCCGGACACCCCAACGGAACCCGGGGGTGTGTTGGAAGACGGGGGCGACGGTCCAACAGACGTTGGGGACACGGACAGCCAGGGGGCCGGGCAATGCTGAAGGCTGATCCGCCGAGGCAAGACGTCATCGCGGGACTGATCGACAAGATCAGGGCGTACGACGACCTCACCGGCGACGACCTCGGCCGGGCCGCGATCGCTCTGTCGATCACGGACGCGACTTCGAGCGTTGACGAGTTGGCGTCATGGATCGTGGTGCATCTCGTGCGCGCTGCCCGGGAGCCGGACTGGCGTCGCATCGCCATCCGCTGCTGGGAGTTGGATGGCCGCGAGGAGATCAGCCGGCAGCTGGAGCCGGGCCAGTTCGGTGCACTCATGGCGGCCGTGAAAGCCGAGCAGGGGCCACGAGCGTGAACACCACCACTGTCCGCCGATGCGTGCTCTACGCCCGGATCAGCCTCAGCAAAGAAGAATCCGTCTCGGTCGAACGCCAGCTGACCTCTGCCCGCAAATACGCCGAGGGTCGCGGCTGGCAAGTGATCGGCGAGTTCATCGACGATGGCGTCTCCGCGACCGCCAACCGGCCCGAGGACCGCAAGGGTTGGACAGCGCTCCTGGCCGCAGACGGCTTCGACGCCGTCGTGATCTGGAAGGTGGATCGGCTCGCGCGGCGGGTGCTGGACTTCCTTCACGTCGATGACGTGTTGCAGCGACGCGGCGCAGGTCTCGTCGCGGTTGAGGACCCGATCGACATGACCACCCCGATGGGACGTGCCTTCGCAACCATCCTGGCCGTGTTCGGCGAGATGGAGGCCGCCGCCATCGGTGCCCGCGTCCGGGCCGCCCGCGCTCACTTGCTCGCCGAGGGTCGCTTCGTCGGCGGCGGGATCCCCTACGGCTACCTCTCGGCACTGAACCCGGACGGGCCAGGTCGAGTGCTGGTCAAGGACCCGGAGCGTGTCGGCTGGCTTGCTGAGGCGATCGCGATGGCCCTTCGGGGAGTCACGGTCAACGCGATCGCCAGCTGGCTGACTGCCCAGGCCGCACCGCTCCCGCGTGGCCGGACACGCAAGACCGGCAGCGTCGCATGGAGCAATCAGACGGTCAACCACCTGCTGCGCAACCCCATCCTGGCCGGGATGACGCCACGCAATCCGGGCCGGGGCAGGAACACCCGGGACGTCGACCCGTTTGCGGTCGTCCGCGACGATAACGGTGACCCGGTCGTGAACGAGACGCTCGCCCTGATCAGCACCGAGGAGTTCACGGCGTTGCAGAACCTCCTCGACTCGCGTACCAGTCCGCAATCGGTGAAGCGACGCGATCGAGAAAAGACGAGCCCGCTCCTGTCGCGGGTCGCGCACTGTGACGACTGCAACGTATATATGTGTCGCGGCACCAATCAAAAACGGCCCGTCCTCTACTGTCCGCGCTGTCGCCAGACACTCGCCCGCACCCCGTTCGATCCCTACCTCATCCGACGGTTGCTACGGGAACGCGGGCGCGAACCGTACGGCGCGGCGACTGTCCGGGAGTGCTGGAAAGCCCTCGGCACCAACGACGAGGCGCGCCGGGAGATCCTCCTCTCCCAACTGGACAGCCTCCGTATCCGCCGCGGCGTCGTCGGCCGCTACTTCGACAAGGACCGGGTGCTGCTCCGCTGGCGCACCGCCGAACCCTCTCAGGAGGCTGCATGACCACTAAGAAATGTGGGACATGCGGAGCCGATAAGCCGTTGAGCGAGTTCGATTCAGCGCTCAATGGAAATGGGTACAGATCACTGCGCAAGCACTGTCGACCCTGCATGAGGATTAGGGACCGCCGCCGATTCGAGAGGACACAAATGCTACGGGAACAATCACGATTGCCATTGCCCACCTATGACGACCTGGCGGTTTGGTACGCGGCGGGGTGCCCGCTGTGAGCGATCCCGCCCGCCAGGAGCCCAGCCAGGACCCCCAGGAGGACAAGTGAGCTATCGCAACCCCATCCACGGCCTCGACTCCGACGCCGAACCGGCCGGCGCGGACGCCGCACGCAGCCTCGCGCCCCGTCGGCCACGCATCGTGTGTATCTGCGGCAGCATGCGCTTCCAAGCCCAGATGCTCGACGTATCCGTGGACGAGTCGATCGCGGGGAAGATCGTCGTTCTGCCGCTGGTCAACATGAAGAAGGATCCTCAGCGCTGGGGCGACGCGGTGTTCACTGCCGCGATGAAAGCGCACCTGGACCGACTGCACCTCGCCAAGATCGACCTGGCGGATGAGGTGCTGATCGTCAACCCGGGCGGCTACATCGGCGATTCGACGCGGCGGGAGATCTCCTACGCCGAAGAGACCGGCAAGCCGGTGCGCTACCTCGAGGAGCCCAGCCAGGGCACCCCCTTTGAGGCCGGTGACAGCGTGTCGGCCACCCCAAACGCGTCTCAAAGCGACGAGCCGTGCGATGGCGTGCACGTCGGCGTGGTTGGCGACGACCGCTGCATCCGCTGCGGAGACGACGGGACCGAGCCCGACCAGGGCGCCGAAACGGAGGACGCGTGATGACCAACGATCTCTTCGAGCTTCTCCGCGCGGGCCACGAAGTACGCATTACCCGCTGCGAGCGGCACAAGGACTGGATGCGCGACATCACCGCAGACTGCCCCGATCCGTGTCCGGACTGTGTTTACGAACCTATCCGCCCGGCTACCAGCGAGGAGCCCGAGTCATGAGCCACGTCGATTCTTTCAACGAACAAACGGTCCGGTCTTCCGCTGTCCTCGCGGGCGCCCGTGTCGGTGCCAGCAACAACAGCCAGGAGGAGTTGCGGAAGGCGGCACTGTTCGTGGCCTCGAACGCGGCGGATGCCGATGACTGTCGGCTGCTCCTCGAAGCGCTCGGGATCCTCGGTCATGGGGTGAAGCATCGCGTGACGGCGCACCGCAGGGTTCGGGTGGAGGAGGCGTCGTGATCGGCATCTTCCAGCGCCTCCACCTGTGCAACCAGCGCCACCCCGACTTCCCGGGTGTGTCGTGTGTCCGGGACTACCACTACGACCGGCACCATGCCGGGGATGGTGTGTCGTGGGTGGATGCGGATCCTCCTCGCCGCAACGCCGGGGTGTGGTCTGCGTTGATGGCCGCACCGGTGGACGAGATGGCCTTGGCGTTCGGGGAGGACATGTGAGCGAGGTGGACGGCGGTAACCCGGCCAGGATCCGTGCCCGCGCCGAGGAGATCGCCGCCTACTACCAAGCCTCCGGCCTGACGCCGTTGGAGATGGGCTACGTCACCGTGGCCCTGTGTCTGTCGGAATCCGCCTGGTATTTGCGTGATGCGGCGGCCCGGGGCCTGTCCCCGGGCCGCCTGCGGGACATGGCGGGCATCCTCCAGTGCCTGGCCGAGGATGCCCGCCTCATCGGGGAGATCGCGTGACAGCCTCACCGATGAGCGAGGCCCAGTTCCAGCGGCGAGTGATCGAGACCGCGAAGTGGTATGGCTGGCTGGTGCACCACTCGCGGCCAGCCCGGAACAGCGACGGTTCCTGGTCCACACCCATCGACGGTGACCCTGGCCTACCGGATTTGGTGCTGGCCCGCGACGGAGTTGTGCTCCTGGTCGAGCTGAAGAAGGACAAGGGCCGCCCGTCGAAGGGGCAACTGAAGTGGCTGGCTGCACTCGGTGTGCATGGTCGTTTGTGGCGGCCGGCGAACTGGGACGAGGCGTTGGCTGAGTTGTCGGCCCAGCGTCGGGCGGCGTGATGTCAAAGAAGGACATCCGGAAGCTGGTGCGGAAGCTGAGACGACAGGGTTGGGTGGTGGCGATCGCTCGGTCTGGGCCTTGGCGCCTCACGAGCCCGTCGGGGGAGCGCATCACGTGCTCCATGTCCCCGAGTGATCCGCACGCATACGCTAACGTCCGCTCCGATGCCAGACGGCTCGGAGCGGACGTATAGGGCCTGGGTTACGCTGCGACGCTCGCCACGATGCTCTCAACCTCACCGCCAGACAGGTAGCCATCGTTGTCCCGCAGCGCCTCCGCCACATCCACGATCGCATCCCAGTAGTCCTCCACCAGGTCAGCCGCGAGCTGTTCGGCGTACCCAACGTCAATGGTGGAGTGCTCGGTAAGGGTGTCTGCGCAGTTGTAGTCGCCGGTAGCGTTGCCCCTGGCCATTTTCCAGGCCTTCCGCGACCGGTATCCCTGCTCCATGTACCAGCGGGCCTCGGCGGCCGGGCCGCACATGTCTGACACCATGCGCCGATCGATCCCGTCGGTGTCGTCGGTGTCCGGAATCCACCCGACGGTGTCGCCGGAGGACGAGATGCCACCCAGTATGCCTCCGCTTACGGACACGCTGACCTCGCGCACTCCAAGTTCGAGCGCGATGTTGGCCACGGCGTGCCCCGCCTCGTGGTGGGACACGACATGCCACTCCCACTCAAGATCATCGTGTTTTGCCATTGGCGTGCCCCTCACGTTGCGATGTGGTGGATGACGGTGAGCGCCGTGTCCCACACGCCAGGGAGCAGCAACACCCCAAGCGCAGCGAACACGGGGAAGATGACGCGGGATTCGACGGCACCGCCGGTCCGGAACCGCATGAAGTAGGGCGGCCCGAGCTCCGCCCACGTCTCCCCGGCGATGGGGATCGGGAACAGGAACGGGCAGCCACTCAGGGTGAGCGCGTCGCCGAGGCAGTGCACGACACAGCCCACTGTGACAGCGATCCACAGCCAAGGGGCGACACTGTCCAGCACTGTCCCGCCACTGGTGATCGCGATGGCCGCTGCCCCGCCGCCGGCTGCGAGTGCGATCCATCCCCCGAGGGCCGCGTGTGCGAGCAGTATCCCGAACGCCAACACGGCGAGTACCACCCACCGGCCCGCGAGGTGGGTTCCGAGGGCGGTGAGTCCGCCGGCGGCCAGTGCGAACACGACAGTGTGGGAGAGATGCCTGTGCTCGCCGGACCAGTCCTCATCTCGTGGCCCTTTCGTCACGGCATACAGGGCGCGGGAAGCGCCCCGGAGAGCCCACGACATGGCCCCGGTGATGGGGCCGAGGATTCGGGATGCGGTGGCGCTACCACAGTCGAGATCGGGCAGGAGCGCGAAACCCGCTACTGTGGTGGCGAAGAGGATGCTGGGCAGCGTGGCCAGCCCGAGCGCGGGCGCGACCGCGAGGCCAGCGCACCAACCGGAGATCCCGTGCGTCCTGCCCATCATGCCGTCACTCCCTTTCTATGCTGCGTCGAGGCCATGTGGCGTGTCGGGGATGAACCGGCGGAACGCCTCGACGATCTGCCGCGTCTCCCGCAACTCGCCTTGGGCTGTGTCGAGCTGTGCCCGGAGTTGGATGTTCTCCTCCGCCAGGGCCTCGTTCTCCCGGGCCACGAAAAGCGGGTCACACATCGTCGTAGTCCGGTATCGGCCGCACCGACTCGGAGATGACATTCCATACGCCGCCAGCCCCGTCCCGCACCCGCTCACCCTGGCTGGCGTCGTAGGGCATCAGGGCGCCGATGATGACGGTTCCCATGCGGTCAGGCAGGTGTGCACTCACCAGGGTGCCGGTGGAGATGTCTTCGATGTCACTCATGCTGCTGTCTCCTGGATGTTGTGGATGGTGGCCGCAACCTGTGCCCGGAGCAGTTTGTCCCGCTCCAGGGTCACGGCCGCGAGTTTGGTGGTGAGGTCGGCGACCTGGGTGTCGAGCACGATCTCCCGCCGCTCCAACTCGCCGACCCGTCGGTGTGCTGCTGCGAGGTCTTGGCGGGTGACCTCGCAGCACCGCTGCCCGCTCACCTCGCGACTCGACTGGGCCTGGCACGCTTCGTTGCGTCAACTGCCCCGATGTGGTCCAGCAGCATCCGCAATTCGCGCAGCGTTCGCGGCTGGTAGCCGCGCAACCTGAGGAAAAACTCGGGGATGTCGTAGAACGCCTCGAAGGCATCATCGAACATCTTCAGACGCAGGCAGGTCTTCCCGCCAAGTTCGCGCTCCTGTACCTCAAACTCCCACTTCGACCCATCCCCGTCGGCGGTCGCCGCGACGAGTATGGACGGAGGCTCGTCTGCGCAACTGGACGCGTACCAGGCTTCCTTGACGATGATGTAGGTGAGGGTGCAGTCGTTGTCGATGCGTCGCATTGGTCAGCCCTCCCACGGCTGGCCGGTGTGGCGGTCGTAAACGGTCACGTCGCTCTGGCTCACCAGCACGTCCAGAACCTCACCCGGCACGGTGTCCCAGTACTGGCCTAGGTCTCGCTCGACGTACACGTTCCAGTAGCCGCCGACGACCTGCTCGACAGAGATCTCCTCGTAGGAGTTCTCGATCTCCTGCGCGAGCGCCAGGATGCTGCTCATCGTTGTTCTCCCTTGCTGTTTGGTGTCGCTTGGTTTGGGCACCTGGTGTCCGTGCAGTCCCCCGACATGCACGGACACCAGGCAGTCAGCGGGTGCGGGTGAGGTTGCGACGTTCCCCAGCGGTGGTGCCACCCCGCACAGTCCAGTCATCCCGCTCGGCGATCGCACCATCCAGGCACTCCGTCTTCACCGGGCAGCGGTTGCACACTGCCTTCGCATCCGCGATCTGCAACTCCGCCGGCCCCTCGGTTCCGACCGGGGCGAACAACTCCGGGTCGACATCGCGGCACGCCGCCCTGTTCCGCCAGTTCATCTGTGACACCTCCTCCGTGTCGTTGGTATTGGGAGAGGGTTTTCACGGGCCCTTCGGCCCTGTGCCGGACGCCCACGGCTCCCGCCATGGTCACGTACCCTCACCGGCTTCTACGTGCCCGGAGCCGGAGTCGAACCGGCCCTACGACCATCCGGGCTGTTGATCATCTGCTGTCTGGCTACCGCTTCGTCGCCCCCTTCACGGCGTCGTAGACCTTGTCCGCGATCGGCTTGCCGTCGCGGCCCGCACCACGCGCCGGGCTAGGCTTGGGCTCGTTCTTCGCCATGTGCTTTCTCCTTCTCGTTTTCCTTGTCGGGCTTCCAGCGCCCGGGAATCCGGCCGCAACCTGTCGGACGGAAACCTGGGAGCTGAAACCGATCAGTCGTCGATGGCCATCTCCTGCTTGATCACGTCGCTCAGCCGCGCGTGGAGCTGGGTGGTGAAGTCGAGGTCGGCAGTCTCCTCGTCCAGTACCATCACGAACTCGACCAACTCGTCGTGGTCGAAGATCGTGTCGGTGACCAGCTTGACCAGATCGGCCATGGTGATCTGGGTGTGCAGGCTCAGTCGGTAGGTCTTCTCGTCTCCCACTGCGAACTCCTTGTTGTGTTGGGACTCGTCAGCCCGCTCTCTTTCGCGGGGACGCCCCACACGAGGCGTTTCGTCCAGACAGTCAGCGACGCCGCTCGATCTCCCTGGCCATCCCTTCCGGATGGAGAGCGGAGTTGCCGTCGTCGCTCGCGAGGTGCCATCCCCGCTTGGTCATCTCTCGCAATGCGGCGGCGACTGCGGCGCGGGCGTACTTCCCGGCAGACAGCGGCTGACCGGTGTCAGCGACAGCCTGGCGGTCGATGATGCCGTCCGTCGCGGCGTCCACGAGGTATTCGGTGAGTTCGTCTCGCTCGGTCATTACCTTCTCCAAGGGGACTCGTCAGGCTGGTCTCTGTTCCAGCGACTTTCGTCCAGTCAGAACTTGCGGCCCTCGAACGGGTCCGGGACACCTTCCTCACGCCGTGCCCGCGTCAGCTCCACAGAGGCTTTGAAGGCGGCATCGAAGCTGCCGTTGCGGTACACGAAGTCGTCACTGGCCTTGTCGAACTTGGCTTTCGCGGCATCGGTCTTCGGGGTCTTCGACACGGTGGGTCCTCCTCGTGGGGAGTGGTGGTGTACGACCAGCATACGGTAGTGCACGCTAGTTCGTCTAGTCCCGTTCCCTGGCGAACCCAGCCCAAAAATCAGGGCCGCCCCTCGAAAGGGACGGCCCCACCTCGATCAATACTGGCTAGCGGGCAGCCTGCGTTGCAGCCACCGCCTCCTCATTCGCCGCCATCAACGCTCGCTGCACCTCACCCAACTGCCCCATCACCCGGTCCCGCTCACGGCGAGCAGACACCACACGCTCATCCTCCGGGCCGTACAGGCGATGCAGATCCAGCACCACATCCCCCAACCGCAGCGCCTCGTCATGCAGGCGGGCCCGCCGACCCGACAGGTCTTCAGCGTCGGCGTACGCCAGCTCCCGCCGTTCCACCGCCCGCATCGACAACTCCCGCAACGCGGCATGCTCGCGCCGCAACCGGCGGGAATACGCCTCGCACGCCGCCCGATGCGCCTCCACCTGCGTCACGTCCATGGCCAGCACATCCACTACCGCCAGGTACTGCTCCCACTGGTCGTGGGTGCAGGTGTGCGGGTCGGGTAGCTGCACCGTGTCTGCCATGCGGGCCACGATACGCGCCACCCAACCGCGACACCTACATCTTGCTGTTCTTCTCCACCGCCGCCCGCAGCTCAACCAGCCGGTAAGCTTCACGTTTCTGCCCGTTGATCCTCGGCCTCGGCTCCGCCCTGTACACCGTCACCGCCGCCAGGGCTTTGGAGATGCGCCGCCCACCGGCTGTGGCGTTGGTGGGCCACCCGAGCGTGCCGGCCAACTCGAGCAGATCCGTGGTCGGCACATACGGGCCATCTCCATAGAGCAGGTCCGAAGCAGCGATCGCCTCGAGCAGGACCCGCGTGTCTTCAGGCAGGGTGGGGTCGATCCGGCGGACCGGCTGCACCGGTTCAACCGCTGGGTCTGCGGCGTAGAGCGCTTCGAGATTGTCGATCTCCGACTGTCGCGGATCCGTCTCGGGCGTCTCGTCGCGTCCAGTGACGCCCTCGCCGACTGTCGTCGCCGCCGGCTGACCCGGCACGGTGCGGACCGGGTTCCGGCACAGCAAGTGCAGAAAGTCCTGCTGGCCCTGCCGCGTCCACCGTTCCGGATAGTAGGTGAGCGATTCAGCGGTCCATTCGTCGATCGGGCCACAGTACTGGGCGTGCTCCACCGCAGTCTCCCGGATCCTGTCCTGAGTCAAATACAGGCCCTTCGCGAGGACCGGGCGGGAATACCCAGCAAACTCCATGTACAGGGCACCCACCGGGAGGGACTCCACGTTGATCCCTGCGGTCTGTGAGTTGAACACGGCGTTCGCGTCGATCGTGCCTGCAGCTTGGAACCCAGCCCGGTAGCTGACCTGGGATTTCATGTCTCCGCCTTCGGCCCCGAGCATCGACACGGTGCCGCGCTGCGCCAGGAACACCACATGCAGTCCCTCCGATCGACCCAGCCGGATCAGCTTCAATAGCAGTTGTGCGAATGTGGCGGTCGGGCCCTTGTAGTTGTCCGGGTCTGGGCAGTCGTCAAGGGGGAACCGTTCAGTCGAGTCCAGTAGGTCCGGCGATTCATCAATGAAGATCACGATCTCGGGGTTTTCGGGGGTGGCATGCCACTTGTCGTCCCCGGTGATGGCTGCGGATTCCTGACGGCGCCGGACCACGGCGATGCTGTCCATCAGCATCATCCAGCCCTCGTATACGTCGGCCGCCCACCAGTCGATCACTGGTCGATCCGCTTTGCCTTGGAGGAACGGTTGCAGCCATGGCGCGAACGCTCGAACAGGTTTCTCCCCGCAGATCATCCACGTCACACAGTCGGTGGATCGGGTGGTCTCATATGCGTGAGCGTTCAGGAAGGTGGTCTTCCCGCCTGTTGTGCGCCCGGCGACCATGCCATGGGGGTTCTCATGAACGTCCCACCCTAAATTGGTGCCGTCCACCGACACCGCAACCTCGATCGGGTCGTGGATCGACCGCGGCCCCGCGCGGTGGGGAAGTTCGATCGTTTTCGCCAGCACATCACTGGTGGGCACGATCAGTTCGGACTGGTGCGCGGCGACCGGGTTGGGTTTGACCTGGATGGACCCGGGACGGATCGGGTATGGGGTGGATCCAGAGGCGATCTTCTCGATCTCCGGGACACGGGCTGCGAGCCCAGCCACGTCAGGGGCTTTCTTGCCGTGGTTCAATGCCAGCGCGAACCCGTTCGGGAATTTCCGTTCCCCATTGACCCACCCGTCGTCGTTCAGGTCGGTGTTCACAGTGAGGTCGGGGCAGCCAGCGTCGGCGAGGATCTGTTCAAAGTCGTGCCGCTTTGTCTCGGCCCGTTTCGCGGCCCGCTCAGCCATCTCCTTCGCGTTGCGTTTGTCGGTCTTCCATCGGCACGCCGCGTACACCGGTCCCAGCAGGGCTGTGCCCGCGAGCAATGCGCCCATGGATCCCCATGACCAGGGGGTGTCGTAGGCGGCCCACGTCACCCATGCCCCCGAGGCGGCGGCGGTGCCCATGGCGAACTCGGTGATCCTGCGGCGCCCGAACCGCTGATGTGCCCAGAAGCCGGCCCCGATCACCGCCGCGGCACTGGCCCCAGCCACGGTGGGCCATGGTAGGTGCGCCAGGTGCACCAAAGCACCAGTCGCGAGAGTGGCTTCGTCGGCATATCCGGTGTGGTCGAAGCTTTTGGGTGGGGCGCTCGAGTGCAGGAAATGCCGCCGCAACGAATGCGCCTTCGTCGGCCCCGGGGCCCGCGGCGTGCGGGGCTTGGCGGCCTCGGGGACCGGGGTGGGGGTGGGCTGCTGGGTGGGCGCCGACATGGGGTCTTACTCCTCGACAGAGAGGGCGGCGGTCGACGCGAGTCCGGTCGACCGCCGCCCGGGGGTTGGTCACTGCTGGTTGGACTGCCAGTCGTAGCCGCGCTCGTTCTTCCGGGAGTTGTCCAGACGCTCATGGTCCTGGGCGTTCCGGCGATGCTGGTCCGACTGGATCAGTGAAGCTTCCTGCCCAACCTGGTTGGCCTGCTTCGACAGCTGCATCAGCCGCTCATACACCGCCGTCTCGTCCGGCATAGCCTCCAACTGGGCGTTGGCGGCCTGCTTCAGCCCATCTGCCAGGGCGGTGAAAGACCCGGCGATGTCACCCAGGTTGGCGTGCATGCCCTTGAGGTTGCCGATGTCGTGGCCGGGCTTGGCCATGGCCGCGGCGACCTGCTCAGCGGCGGCGGTGATGCTGCCTCCCCGGCCGCTACCGATCCCACCGCCGCGGGTGGGCACGAATGGGGCGTTCGGCTTGCGACGCTCAGGCATCAAATGCTTTCCCACTGGTTGTTCCTTCCGATCTCTCTGTGTCGGGGTATCACGCACCGGTTTGCGCGCGTCCCGTAGATCCCTCTGCAGTTGTTTCTCGTCGGCCCTGCGTTGTTTCGCCGCGGCTTTGCGATCGGCTTTGGGTACGCGCGGCTCAGTGAAGCGATCCTTTGTCAGGTTCCCTCGCCCCCAACCAGGGCCTTGTTTGCCGTGGAGTCCCCATTTGAGCGGGTTCAAACGGCTCAGCCGCCCCTGTTTCCTACTCGGCTTTTTCGAGTTTGGCTGCTTGCGGTCGTTCTTGCTGTTGGTGCGGTTCTTGTTGCGGTTCCCGAGAAGGCGCCCCAACCCGCCCCGGGAACCGGTGCTCGACGATCCACGGCTCCGCCCGCCACCGAGTCCTCCCCCGGTCGACCGTCGGCCGCGGCGTCCGAGAGGCCCGGTGCTGGAACCCCGCGACCCCGGGATCCGCGAAGACCGCGCCTTCGAACCGGTGGTTCCCGGACCCGTGCTCCTGCGGCCAAGACCCGGTATCCGCGATCGGCTGCCAGGTGTGCGCCCCCGGGACAGTGGGTTGCGCGTCTTGGCAGGTGTGGTTCCGCGGCCTGGGATGCCGGCCCCCCGGGACGGGTTTGCCCTGGATCCGGCGAGTTTGCGCATGAGCCCACCACCGGCACGGCTACCGCCAGCAGGGCGGCGTGACCCGATGGAGCCGATCCCCCCGTTTCGTCGCCCTCCGCCACCGATGACGCCGTTGCGGCTTGTTCGGGCACCGAGCAGCCCGCCACGACTGTTACCGCTGCCACCTCGGCGCGTACTGCCGCGGCGTCGTTTCAAGGCCGCCGAACCCATCGCGCTGGCAGCAGTGGCGCCCCCGATCGCAGCCGCTGCCCCCCATCCGTAGGTGCCGACCGCGAACAGGGCCGCGTTCCCGCCGATCCCGGCGAGGTGCCCGGCCATGGAGGCACCCATGGTCGGCTTGCCACGCGGCGCGGCTCGGTCAGGGGTTGGTGTGGTGGTCATGGCTACATGTACTGGGGCTGGCTGGCGCGGTTGTACTGGCTGGCCTGTGCCTGGGTCTGCTGGCGTGCCTTTTCCAGTTCGGGCCGGGCAGCCCGGTAGTGGGCGCCGAAAGCGGTGTCAGCGGAGATGCGGGCCCCAGTGATGGCGCCCAGGATCTCGTCAGCCGCGTCGCTGTCCAGGATGGTGTCATCGGCCAGGAGGTAGTCGCTGGCCTGGGCTGCGATGACAGCGAACTGTTCGGCGATGGCTTTCCACCACTGGGCGGCTTGTAGGGGTGTGATGGTGGCGGGGTCTGGGCTGGTCACTGTTTCCTCCGGTTGTCGCTTTCTGTGATCGGCGTGGGTTGGGTGGTCATGATGGGCACGATGGCCGTGGGGATAGGTGTCGGAGCGTGTTTCCGCTGGTGATCAGCTTCGGGGACTGTTCGGCTGGTTTGGGTGGTCATCATGACCAAACCGGCGATCTTGTCGTGTTTCCGCAGGTCAACAGTGGTGGTCATGATGGGCAGGCATCCTGACCAACTGCCCATGATGGGCACCCGGGTGGTCAGGTACGGATGGACATCATGACCAGTCACCGTCAGTCACCTCACGTCGTGACGTTCGCGGCGAACGACGCGCCCGCGGACACGATGGATTCGCCCCATCCGATGACGGTGGTGACGAGGTCAGCGGCGGTGTGCCCTGCCCGCGAGGGGCTGGAGATGACCCACGCCACCAGACCGATGACGACGATCCAAAACACGATGCGGGAGAGCGGCCAGTTCGCGGTCACGATGGATTCCCTTCGGGATTAGCGCATTCCCGCCAAGTGCGGGACACGGTGGTACGGGACGTGTTGAGGTCGCGTGCGATCGCCGCGAAATCAACCTGATCGGGATCTGTGGTTTCGCCCGCGTCCACCCGGCGCGCGTATTCGGCCCGGATCCGGTCGCGTGCGGTCTGTGTGCGCACTGCCCTCTTCAGGGCCGTGCCGCGGCGCTTGGAGCCCGTGCGCTGAGCCTTCCGTGCACGCTTCGCGACAGGCTTCGAGCCCGTATCTGGGGTGCGTGCGTTCGTGTCGTCGGGACGCGTGCGCGGCTCAGCGTTTCCGCTGGTCGCATCGTGCGCACGCGCCTTCTCAGACCAGCGCTGCAAGTCCTGTTCGAACCCGTGCTCGTCATCGAGGTAGTGGAGGAAAGCAGCAACCTCGCTGTGCACGCTGCCGTCGTCACCTCGAACAGCGGTCAACACACCCCCGTGCGGGGCATCGTCGGGGTTGTCGGGCGCACGCTCTTGTGGGCGGTCGGCAGCGGTGTCTTCAGGGGGTGTTCGCACGGTGTCGGCGGTACGTGCCGTGTAGCGCTTCTGCACCCGTGCACGTAGCGGTGCGGACGCGATGAACCACGCCGCCGAATACCGGATGCCGCGGTAGGTGCGCCACACCCAGATCGTGCGTGCCGCCGTCAACGGATGCACCCCGTGGTCCAGCACCATCAGCCCGGCCGTGCGGAACACGCGCCCGATCGCAGACCAACGGATCTCCGTCTCTACCCTCGCCTCAGCGAGCGTGCGCCCTGTCTTGAGGTGGCGGACCCACAGCACGAACAGGTGCACGGTGTAGGGCAGCGCGACCGACAGGCCACCAGTGACGACACCGCCCATGAGGTCGCCGTTGAGCACGGTGGCGTGGACCCAGTTCACGACCGCGCTGATCGACGCGAACAGCCACATCGCCCGCACCCACGTCCCGGCAGGGCGGTTGAGGACGATCAACACCACGGCCATGAGAGTGCACATCCACACGATTGACTCGGTGGCGATCGGCGTGAACGTCGCCAGGTCCAGCTTCCAGGGGAGCGGGGAGAGGTCGACGGTCTTGGTGACCATCTTCGCGCGGTAGAACCCGATCTGGGTACCAACCACGACGACAGCGATGACACCTGTGCCGGCGAGGACGAGTAGCGCGACGGTGAGCGTGAGTAGCCCGACAGCGAGGCGGTGACCGAAGCTGGACGGCCGGTTCATGGCGCCGTGTCCTCCTCTGCCTTCTTCGGGGCCCATCGTTGGACGGTGGTGCGGGGGATGCCTGTCTCTGCTGCGATGGCGTTGAGGGACATGTCCCGGTTACGGAGTTCCTGGATCAGGGTTGGTGCTGTGTCGCGTCCCGCCCCGAGGTGGCGGAGTCTGTCCAGTAGGTCTTCTGTGGACAGCATGGTGTGGTCCTCTTCGGGGTTGGGTTGCATGTGGTGATGGTGCCACTACTGGCCCATTTCGGGCCACCTCGAATAGGGCGTGAAAACCGACCCGTGCGGGTTGGTTTTAGGTACCTGATCAGCGGTTTTCTGCCGTAAAAATTGGTGTCAAATTCGTGCCCGTTCGGCCTAGAACCCCAAGCGGCACACCGGAAACCAGCCCGTCGACCATGTCTTGTCGCTACCGGGTGTTATCGTCGGGGCAATGGAAAGGCCCCGGGAGGCGGACCATCCAACCGCCTGCTACCGGGGCCAATCAAACCGCTAGATAGGAGCGGCTGGAATGAATGATAGCGGAACAAAGATGGGCTCGGTCCGCTGCGCTTCGTGCGAGCACGAGCCGGGGTTCCATCACGAAGACGGCTGCTGGTTCGGCGTCGCGCAAGGACGCGTGGGAAGCAACCTCGTTTGTCCGTGCGATGTTACGGCAGCCGAATTCGCGGATGAGTCGTGATGGGGTCTGTTGTGCTTCAGGGGTCTCTGTCTCTCTCGGATGAGGTGGATGACTGGATCACAGTGCCGGCGCCCGTGGCTACTGAGGAGGCAGCGTGAGCCTGTTGGTTGGCGCACTCTTGGCGCACTTGGTAGGGGATTACCTGATTCAGAGCGACTGGATGGCGAACGAGAAGACGAAGCGCTGGTGGCCTGCGATCGCACACGCGCTCACCTACGGATTGCCGTTCCTGCTTGTCACCCAGTCACCGTTGGCGTTGGCTGTCATCGTCGTCACGCATGCCGTGATTGACCACTACCGGTTGGCGCGGCATGTGGTGTGGGCGAAGAACTTCCTCGCTCCCCGCTCCTACTGGCATCCGTGGGAGGAGTGCAAGGCCACGGGCTATCACCAGGACCGCCCGGCGTGGATGGCTGTTTGGCTGATGATCATCGCTGACAACACCCTTCACATGCTGATCAATGTGGCGGCGGTGGTGTGGCTGTGATCCCCGCAGCGACCCGTCTCCCGGTCGTCCCCGAGCGCGAGGCCCGGGGCTTGTTCTGGTTCGTGGTCGCGTTCTCCCTCGTCGCGTCTTATGCGGTGAGGGATCCGTGGATCACGGGTGCGGAGTGGATCGCGGTGATCGGGTTGACGGGTAGGCCGTGGAACCCCTACGAGGAGGAGGTGCGCTGATGGCAGTGGTCATGGAGTGCGACAGGGACGGCTGCCCGTCCCGCAAGGACGCCCGGTCCAAGTCGACAGGCTGGATCCAGGTGTACCTGATGGACAACGACAGCGAGGACGGGGAGGACGACCCGACGCTGTTCTGCTCGTCCGACTGCCTGTTGCAGCACTTCGCCCGCTTCGAGGTACCGGAGACGATCCCCCATGACTGAGTCATCTGGACCGTTCACTGTCGGGACACGCATCTACTGGATCCATGAGGCCAAGTACCCCGCGTTCATGGCCATCACGTTGTTCGACTACATCTACAACGGAGTGGTGATGTCGACCGGCCCGGCCGTAACCCAGGTGTGGAACGACAACGACAGCAACCCGCGTGACCATCATGCGTTGACGTTCGCCAACGACAAGATCTGGGCCGATCGCGAGACCCCTGCCCAAATCATCCGGGACAAGAGGCGCGAGGAGAAGGAGCTGCGGCGCGAGGCTGAGGCGTGGATGGCCAAGGATGACGCTGAACGGGCTGCGGAAAAGGTCCCGTTCGCACCTGGCGGCATCGTGCCTACCCTGAAGCGCCGCCGCTGGTTCACCTGGATGTGATTGTGGCCCCCGGGGCTCTCCCAAACCCCGAGGGCCACTAGCCCCCCGACTGATCGACTCCACGCACGATCTGTGACCACTGTAGTCCATGTGGGTGGGAGTCGATCGTGCAACACGAATGCGGAGTGTCACATTGCGGTATCGGGACCCAAGACCGGATCTGCGGGGTCCATACCCGGGAGTTGACGGGGGCGTTGCGGGCGCTGTGTGTGGAGCACAGTGGGGGATCCTCCCTGCTTGAGGAGCTGGATATGGTGATCACTAGGCAGGCGAAGATCGTGGGCGCACCCATCGGCATCGTGGTGCGTAGCGGTGAAACTCGCCTCCCCTACCACGACCCAGCTAGCGATCTCAGGATCGAGGTATACCGGGAGTTAGCGACCTGGGGTGTCGTGATGCTCCGGGAAAACCCGCACCTTGACCGTGTGCAACGCACCCCCATAGCGACCGGAGAGTGGCTGGCCTACAAACCAGGCTTGCTCGCCAACCTGCCCGGGGTGGAGTCGCTGCACGCCAACCTCGTCCGCCTGCGGCGGGACATCGAACGCATGATTGACCGGCCGGCGACCACCGTCATGCTCGGCATCTGCTCCACGGTCCTGGAGGACGGCACAGGGTGCCCGAAGCACCTGTACGCGGTGTTGGATGACGAGAACCGTCCCCCGGCGTGGATCCGTTGCCCGCAGTGTGGAGCGGAGCATGAGGTGTTGGCGAGGCAACAGGCGTTGGTGGCTCAGGGACGTTTGACGGTCGGCACCGCCGCCGAAGTCTCCCGTGTACTGGGGAAGATCGGGATCATCATCCCTGCTTCCACGATCCGGTCCTGGGCGCAGAAACGTATCTCCCGGGGCAAGGTGATCGAGCCCCGCATCAAGGCCGTGGAGGCGTCCGCTGAGTGGCATCCGCTGTACCGGATCGATGATGTGCTGGGGGCGTATTTGAAGGGCTTGGAGAAGAAGGGGAAGGCAGCATGACTGAAGACGAGAAGCGCGAGGTCCTCGGGAAATACCTCGAGCGCCTGGCTGCCGAACTACGGCATGCACGCTGGGAGAAGATCGAATTCGAGGTCGATGAGGACAACTGTCTGCGTGAAGATCCGTTCACGCTCGACCTCGTTGACACGGGTGACAGGGACATCAAGATCAGCATGAAGCTTCGGGGGGCGACCGACCGTGGATGACCTGATCGCGTTCCTGCGGGCACGAGTGGCCGAGGACAAGCAGGCGGCCGAAGAACTGTGGCTCCCAGCTGAACTCATGGACACCGTTGCCGACACCAAGCGCGTGCTGGCGGAGGTGGACTCCAAGAGGAGAATCGTCGAGCACGTTGTGGATTCGATAGCAGGTTGGGACGCGGACGCCGATGAAGGACCGACTGACCGGGCTGACGCGAACTGCGCGATCACCGACCTGCGACACGTGCTGAAGCTGCTCGCTCTGCCCGACGCTGGGCATCCGGATTACCAGGAAGGCTGGCGTCCGTGAGCGGGGACCTGGTGTCGCGGCTTCTCGCCGCGATCGACGAGACCGCGGAAAACGCCGTACTGATCCACTCCTGCGACTGCCTCACAACACGGTGGTCCGAAGGACTCGATAGCTGCGACTGTCCTCAGCCAGATCGTATCCGCCGCCGCTGCGCAGCAGACCGGAAGCTCATCGAAGCGGCCAGCAAGTGGGTCGTAGACATCGACGAGCACGGCAACTACAAGCGCCAGCCAGGCGACACCACCGGCGCGCAGGAAGTGACCCTGATCGAGAGCCTGGCCGGGACCTGGCACGGCGTGCTGGAGACACTGGCCGCTGGCTACGGCATTACCGAGGAGGACAAGTGAGCGACAGCATCGAAACCAAGTGCGAGGTCATCGAAGTGACCCGCGAGGACCTGGAGGCGCAGCGTGCCGAGATCCTGGCCCGCTACGGCATCGAACCGGGCACCAGGATCGCCGAGGAATGCGGCTGCTGTCCCGCGGTGGACATCGGGTGGGGATCCTTCCAGGGTCTGCGGGACATCGCGTTCCTGCTCGGGGAGGACAAGTGAGCACCTGTGGATGAGGTCACCGAGTACGCGATCCGCATGTCCGGTGGCGGCATGCATGTCCGCAAAGCGCACCCGCAGATCGAACGCATCTTCCCGCTCGCCGAGTGGATGAAGCACACCCAGCGCGATGGCGGCCGGGTGTATCGGCGACGGGTTATCGTGGTTGAGGACTGGACCGAGGTGACCGAGTGAGCATCATCGGGAAGATCGTGGACTGGTTCGACTGTTGGCGTGGCGACCACGACTGGTACACCGAGACCCGCAGCGACGGGGTTCTTCTCCGTACCGAACTGTGCAGCGCCTGCGGGAGCCCGCACCCCCAAGCGTTCCAAGCATTGGACTACTCCCGTCCTGCTGACCCGGTTGGGGAAGACCCCGAATGCGAGTAGCCGCCGAAGAGCCTGATGGCCCCGGTCGGCGGCTACCAATACCGGTAGGCGGCGGTGAGTGCGGCGTTCCGCTCGTCCTGGTCGTCGAGATCCGGCGTGTCTAGCTGGACAAACACTGCGCATCACGCGAAACTGGTAAAGTCCTAGATCGCGTGAACCAGTGATCTAGGAGCCAGTCTTCCGGAGTTGGTGTGCACGCCACCCGGCAGCGACCTCGGTACTTCTCCTGGTAGCCCGAGGCAACGTGATGGCAGGAGACGAGGCCGCGCGCTACGGCCAGGAACGAAGCCCCCAGGGCATGGTGAAGAGGCCCGCCGGGTGGATATCCTCCGGCGGGCCTCGCCCCTGACTTCCCGGGCAAGTGACGCTGCAGTTGGAGCACGGGAATCAAGCCCCCTTGGACGGCCATCCGAGGGGGCTTCTTACTTCCAGCCGTAACCCGTCACCGGCTGGCCATATCAGGGAGGTCCCCATGGACGAGCTGGCCGAACTGCTCGGGATCGACTACAGCGACCCCGTGCAGCGTCTCGCCCGCGACCTCACCGAGAACGACTACGCCCTGATCGGCAGCCTGGTCGAGATCCGCAAAGCGAAGGGTCTCACCCGCGCGGACGTAGCCGAACGCATGGGGACAACGGTCGCCGCAGTTGGCGACCTGGAGACCGTCAGCTCTGACCCGCGCATGTCCATCCTCCGCCGCTACGCCATGGCCGTCGGCGCTCTCATGACCACAACGGTCGCGCCAGTCCACATCGACGCGGCGGCGTAACCACCGAGACGGCACACCCCCGACGTTCCCCCACGGGATTCCCGGGACTGGTGTGTCTGCGGCGGCAGCCCGGCATGGTGCCCAGGGAGAGCCTGGGACAGGGCCCCTTGTCCCCTCATGAAACACCGCGGCTGCCGCCCCCTACTTGCCTGGATCAACCCCCAGGCCCTCCAGCAGCGACACCACCCGCTGTTCCTCGGCACGTAGCGTCTCCAGCCGGCCAGGATCAGGAAACACCACCTCGGCCCGCTCATACGCGGCGATGGCTGCCCGCAGCTCCCGCAGCCGGCGCATGGTGGCCTCAACCTGTTGCTGCCTCGTGTACGACACGACCCGCAACCTACCGTGACTACTCTTATTTGACGGTCATTTGCACCCCCGCGGACCCAGGCCACGGAAACACCCTCTGACCTGCGCAAACCTATTTGCACACCTACTTCACTCGTCCTGCCATAAGGGGGTTGACATGGCCTACAACCCACACAGCAAGGCGAACAACGCCGAACAGGCTGAGAAGCAGGTCACGGCCTACAACTACCGGCTCCGTGGCCACAGCCTGCGTGAGATCGGGAAGCTGATGGGTGTCTCGCACGAGACGGCGCGGAAGCTCGTGTCGCTTGAGGCGGATGCGCGTGTGCTGCCGTTGGCGGATGAGCTACGGAAGCAGCAGCTGGACCGGCTGAACGACATGCGTTTGAAGGCGATGGCTGTCCTGGAGCGGGAGCATGTGCATATCGCTGAGGGCCGGGTGGTTCGGGATAAGGATCCGGAGACGGGCGAGTTTTCAGATCCGATCGTGGATGATGGCCCGGTGTTGGCGGCGATTGACCGGTTGGTGAAGATCGAGGATCGCATGTCCAAGCTGCTAGGACTCGACGCGCCTGTTCAGTCGGAGATTGCGGCGGTGGTGGAGCACAAGCCCACCGAGGTGCTTTCGTTGATCGAGCAGACGCGGGCGAGGGTGGCTGAGGACGAAGCCCGACTTCGCGGTGAGGCGGGCTAGAACGCCACCGGGACGACTTCGCTCAGCTGCGCTCCCCGTGAAGACTCTTGGACACAAGCTTGGCGCATAGTGCCAGCGCCTCCAGCGGCGTGTTTCCGTGTTCCACGAACAGCCCGTATAACTCGCCGAGGCCGGAGGCCGGGATGCGCTGGCCATCCTTTGCGATGAAGGTGTAGGGGGCGGCTGCGCCCTGGCCGTCGGTGCTCTCGGTCACTGCTGTTCCTTCGCTGCAGGCAGGGGCGGTAGTTGGGTGACGGGTGCCAAGCCTCGCTGTTCGCAGGCTGCGCAGTGTGTGCGGGGTTCCCCGGTGACGGGGTATCGGGTGAGGTAGATCCGGCCGTCACAGTCGCGGGTGGCGCACTCGGGCCACCGGTTGGTGTCGGTCACTACAGCCCCCTGGTCAGTTCGTCGATGCGGGCCACTAGGCGTTCGTTGGCGGCGGCCATGACCTGGGTCCACACGACACCGGGCGACTCATCCTGCAGTCCGTTGTTCAGCGCTTCAATGACGGTTTGGATCGCCGCTGCGGCGTGCTGGGTGGCGGTCGCCATGCCGGCGAAGGCGGTGCTGAGGTGTGCCGCATAGTTGGTTTCGCTCACTGTTGCTCCTTCTTGGTGTTGTAGAGGTCCACTCCGAGTAGCCCGGCCAGGACACGACGCCACAACGGCAGCGTGACCACGTCCGGGTGCTGGCATGGACAGTACTTGGCGTACACGCCGCAGCGACGACACAGCTGCGTGTACCACGGATGGCCACTGCCCTGCGGGTTCACGGCTTGTCCTTGCGGGGCTCGTTGGGGCCGACCCTGGTCCCCTTGTCGCCGTTGCCTTTGGTGCGGGCGATCCCGCACGGCATGTTGCCGGCGATCTTGCCGTACTTGCTGTCGACTACTCCGTAGGGGCGTTCCTTCTTGGCGGTCATCTTGCTGGTTCCTTCCTTCCATGGGTTGGGGGCTTGTAGCCCGACACTCAACGAGACTCAGGTAGGTCGTCGGCGATCTGAAACGCCCGCAACGCCGCATCGGTGAGCCCGTCAGCACGGCGACGATCCGGTGTCGACCATCCACGTGTGCGGCGGATCTCCTCCGCCTCTGCATCCAACACCTCGCCGAACTTGTTCAGCATGGCCCTGACGGCGTTGCGGACATGGTTGTCGTCCTGGTCTTCCCAGAGGACACGACCGGGGAAGTTGACCGCGTACAGGTGCTCCCGTGCTGCTGCCATCATCTGGTCGGCGATGCCCTCGGTCATGCGTGTGGTTCCTTCCTGGTCTGGGTAGAAGTCAACGAGACTCAGGCTGGCTCACTCGTACAGGGCCTGGGCGATCTCCGGTGCCCCGTCGTGCACCTTGCGGATCTCGATGCGGATCTCGTCCGAGCCGGCGACGATTACCCCGTCGAACGAGGCGACGATGGCGATGACCTCTTTGAGGGTCTTGTTCTCGTGGATCTCGATCTCTCCGTCGATGGCTACGACAACGTCGTAGGACGGGTTGATTGCGTTGGCGATGTCGATGTTCGGGGCGTCCTCGGTCATCGTGTTCGTCTCCTTTGTGGTGGTCGGGCACTTGAGAGTGGGGTAGCGGCACTACGCGGCAGGCGCGAGCTTCTCCGCCTTCTTGGCGCACTTCTTGCACAGAGGCAGCTTCTCGAACGGCTTCACCTTGTGTCGGTACTCGCGCTCGGACCGCTCCTCGTGGAACGACTGGTCGTACACCTGAACCGGATTAGAGTCGGTGCTGCACAGCGCGGAGCCGCTGAACCCGTAGCCGAGAAAGTGCGGCGTCATCCTCGGCGTGTAGTGCCGCTTGGTCTGGTACCAGTTCGACGCCTCGATCAAGTCGTCGCGGTCGATCATCATCGTCGTTCCTTTCCGGGATGCCAACCTTCGGGCATGCGCTTGGTGGCGTAGGCGAGGAGCCGTCGGGCTGCTTCGGACCAGGAGATGCCGTCCCTGTCGGCGATCCGCTGGATGGCGTCGTGGCCAGTCTTGGCTAGCCGCACGGCGTAGGACTTGCGTCCCTCGCCTTCGGCGGGTTCTGACGGGGTGGTCTTGCGGTCGTTCACCTACCGATTCTAGCACATCCGTATTCAAAGTGAATACGGAATCTACCTGGGGAAATGCGGTTTCGGAGTGTCCTTCCGTCACCGGTGGGAGAGAACGATCTTCAGGAGGTGACCTGATGCCCAGTGGTCTCCAAACCAGCCCCCAAGGCCGCAAGCTCTGGAAGTGGCTGACCGGACCTGAGGGTTTCGCCATGTACTCCGGCAGCCCGCATCCGTGGACCACGTTGCGGGACTTCCTCATCAAGCACGGTGTCTCGCCGGCGCAAGCCGATGGGGAAGCCACGAACGTAATGTTGGCGTCCAGCGCCGGCCGCGTCCTGTTCCGCCTGCATCACGGCAAACACCAGAGCGGCCCGAGCGCCGGCGAGCAGATCGCCGCCCGGGTCAAGGGCGGCAAGTGAAGCCCAGGCCGGTCAAACCCCGGCCCGTGAAGAGACCCACCAAACCGCGTCCGATCTCGGCACCGCATTGAACGTCCCAGCCCGATGGAAGTGGGCTGGGCTTTTTTGTGCCATCCGGCACGAATCCAACACACCCCGGGATGGGGTGCTCCCTGAAAGGTGGGCGGGATGCCCAAGGAAAACATCAACGACTGGGTAACGGACGGCTTCCGCATGGAGGTCTCGTGGCGGGCAGAGGAACGTGTCTGCCCGTGCGGCATGGTCTGGGCCGCGGCGGTGGCGACATGCCCTGAGTGCGGCCGGGCGGACGTGCCGGTCACCAGTGGACATGTGCAGGTCGCCAGCGTGAACCAACACAGCAAGTTCGCATTCAACAAGCTTGACGGGGAACCGGAACCGTTCGACGGATGGCGGGTCACGCTCGACACCGATGGGATTGACCGCGCGATCGCGGCACTCGTCCGCGCCCAGAAGATGGCGTTCCCGGACGACACCGAAGACCTGCTCTACGAAGCGTGGGGCATCATCGCGAACGCAGGTTGGGACGCGCACCGCCCCAACCTGACGAACCTGGAGAAGTCGCCGGGTTGGCACGAAGCGGCGATCCGGTGGCGCGACCGCTATCACGCGCGGCTCAGCAGGAACTCGACCGGTGGCCGATGAGCGCACAGTGGAGCAGCGTCAAGCTGACGAAGCTCTCGCTGCTGCTATTGACCGTGTAACCCGCGTCTACAGCGCACTCGAACCGGCGACTGTGATCACCGGCTGGGTCGTTGTCGGTACCGGGCTCGCCGCTGACGGCTCGGGTGATCTGTACCCGGACTTCGTGCTGCTTCCCGACAACGGGCGCGGGATGAGCCATGTGCAGATCATCGGGATGTTGCGGGCGGCCTCACTTCGCGTTGAGGCGAGCTACGTGTCCCCGGATTGATACCCGTCTCCCGTGGCTTGATCACTGCGGGTTTGGAAGGCCCCGGCGCTCCTCCATGGCGTCGGGGCCTTCGCATTTCATGGAGAGGACACGACATGACGCTGTCGGTGAACCCTTCTGCACCCCTGCGTATCTGGATGTGGCTTGCCGATAACAGTGGGTGTGGATGACTCGGCTACTACCGTTGCATCCTCCCCGGCCACGCCCTCGTTCAACGGGGGCATCTGGTGGCGATGGATGAGCGCATGCCCGAACGCATCCAAGCCGGCGAAGACGTAGACGTGATCGTCGCCCAACGCACGTGTATGCCCGGGCCGACCCAACTGTGGCAGCGCTTGGCCCGCGAGGGCAACGCCAAGCTCGTGTTCGAGCTCGATGACGACCTGTGGAATGTGGAGCCCCACAACCGGGCCGCACATGAGCTGTATGTGCAGGGTGTGGTGCGGGACCAGTACGGGCGGGTGACGGATCGGGATGTGCCGATCGGCCAAAACCTGATCGACAACATCACGGTGGCGGACGTGGTCACGGTGTCCACCGAGCCCCTGGCGGACCTCGTGTCCCGCTGGAACCCCAACGTCCACGTGCTACCGAACTGCATCCCCTCCTGGCTGCTCGACCAACCCGCGCCGGCACAGGAGTCGGAGCGGGTCACGATCGGCTGGGGTGGATCCCCGAGTCATACCCGGGACTTCGGCGAACTTGCCCGCCCGTTGAAGCGAGTCCTGCAGCGCTTCGGGGATGCCACCGAGTTCCACTGCGTCGGACCGGACTACACCAGCCGTGTCGCCTCACACCGCGGCCGCACACGGCACGCCAGGTGGTTCGACGGGGTGGAGGACTACCTCCGCGGCATCGACTTCCAGGTAGGGCTCGCCCCACTGCGGCCCTCGACGTTCAACGACAGCAAGAGCGATCTCAAGCTGCTGGAACTGGCCGCTCTCGGCATCCCCGCAATCGTCTCACCCACCGGACCGTACGCCCGCGCTATCGCAGCGGGGGTGCCGGCCCGCACCGCTGCCGACCACAAGGCTTGGGAACGGGAACTCGTCGACCTCATCCAGTCCCCCGCAGACCGGGAACAGCTCGGCAAAGAAGCCCGCGAGTGGGCCGCGACCCGCGTCATCGACCAGCACGCACGCCTTTGGGAGGCCGCATATGCCGCGTGACCAGTTGAACGTGGTGGAGTGGTGGTCCCGCTACTACCGGCTCGTAGTGATCTCCCTGGTGGCTTCGGGAACGTGGGTGCCGCGGTGATCCGCCACTACTACCACGTGTACGCCGACGGCCAGTGGCGTGAACCGGTGAACGAACACCTCGCCGCGCTCGCCACCATCACGGAACCCATGCACCTGACTGTTGGGGTCGTGGGTGCTGAAGAGCACCGGCATGAGGCGATGCGGCACATCTCCTCCTACGCCTGGGTTAACCGCTGGGTCGAAGCCGACACTGGGTGGGAACAGGTCACGCTCCAACGCCTACGGGACGACCTGGCGTCGGGCCACAACAGCCCCGTCCTGTACGCGCACACGAAGGGCGCTTCGGACTGGTCCGAGATCAACGTGGTGTGGCGACAGTCCATGATCCGCCACGTCATCGGCAGGTGGCAGGAATGCCTCGAGCATCTCCGAACTGTGGACGCAGTGGGCTGTCACTGGCTCACCCGCGAGCAGTGGCCCGGGCTGATCACCACCCCGATCTTCGGCGGCAACTTCTGGTGGGCCAACCCCAGTTATCTCGAGACGCTGCCGCCTTTGCGCTACGACGATCGGTGGCAGGCCGAAGGCTGGATCGGGATCAACAACCCCACCGCCCATGACCTGCTCCCAGGCTGGCCCAGTATCCCCCTGTGCACGGAGGTCTCCAATGCATGCTGAAGCGCATGACGGTGCGCGCCGCATGCTCGCCCTGTCCGGGCTCGACCCCAACGGCACCTACCGTGGTCTCGACCTCGGCGGGGTGGACGTGAACGGCACCGCCCGTGGCCTGTTCCCCAACACCAGTTGGGTTGGCCTGGACATCACCCCGGGCCCCGGCGTGGACATCGTCGCCGACGCCCGCACATGGGAGCCCACCGAATGGTTCGACGTGGCGCTGTCCACCGAACTGCTGGAGCACGTCGCACCGTGGCAGAAGTGCGTCTACACCGCCAGGAAAGCACTCAAGAACGACGGGGTGCTGATCCTCACCTGTGCCGGCCCTGGCCGCAACCCGCACAACTGCCGTGGACGGGACCAGTTGGACGAGGGAGAGGCATACAATAACGTCGACCCCATCGTCCTCGAACGCGTCCTATCCGGCCTGTTCGCCGAGTGGCATGTCACCTTCGACGCGACGCATTTCGACTGCTACGCATGGGCGAGGGCATAGGTAGTGGAGACGGTTGGGATCAGGGACCTCGCGGACGAGCTCAATGTCTCGGTGCAGTTGATCAAGGATCTGCTCTACGCTGGGAAACTCAAAGCCGTCGGGAACCGGGTCACGAAAGACTCCGCGGACGAGTTGCGGTGGCATCTCGCTGCACACAAGGCACTGCTCCAGGGGGACACGTGAGCAACCGCGACTTCGGGTAGGGAGTGTGCACGTATGATGCACGACATCGGAATCCTCCCTGGCGGCTTCGTCATACACCACTCGGTGTGCTGGTGCCGCCGCCCGGAAACAGCCAAACGGAGACAGGACGGATGCGCTACTTCTACGATACCGAGTTCCTCGAAGACGGCCGAACCATCGACCTGATCTCCATCGGCATCGTCGCGGAGGATGGACGCGAGTACTACGCCGTGAACCGTGACGCCCCGTGGAAGCGGATTCGGAAGCACGAGTGGCTGTGCGGAAACGTTGTCCCGACGCTCCCAACTCTGCACGGCGACGCCCGCTTGCACTACGCCAGTCGCGGCCCGCTCGGCTTGTTGGACTGGCAGCACCCCGCCTTCAAGCGTCCGCAGGCCATCGCGGACCAGGTTCGGGACTTCCTACTGGCTGATGGCGAGTCCGAGCGGGAGCTGTGGGCCTATTACAGCGCCTATGACCACGTGGCCCTGTGTCAACTGTGGGGCACGATGATGGACCTCCCGGACGGCGTGCCGATGTGGACCCACGACCTCATGCAGGCATGGGAGCAGGCTGGGCGGCCGGAGAAGCCCGCTCAGGTCGGCGAGCACAACGCGCTCGAAGATGCACGCTGGAACCAGAAGCTGTTCAAGGTGTGCGCCGACCATGGATGACGAGGACCAGGCCGCTGAACTCGTGATGCCGTTCGTTACGGTCACCAGCCGTGGCGGACCGCACGATGACCAATCCTTCACGGCCGGATGGCAGATGGGGTGGCTGTACTGCCACCTTGAGCATGTCGCGCCCATGTTCTACAGCGACACGATTCGCGAGGAATGCCGCGACCAGGCTGACCTGATCGCCATGAAGTATGGCTACCAGGCGCGGTTCGAGGACGCTGGTGACGAGTGGCTGTTCATGTCCCTGACGCGGGTCGCTGATGGCGAGTAGATCTGCGCATCACACCCGTCCTGTAGACTGAAGTCAGAACACCGATCACCCCGCAACCCATGTTGGTTGTGGGGTGATCGCATTTCGGGGGTGGCGTCGTGTTCTACCCTCACCCGTTCAACCTGAACACCTACTTGGCCCAGTTCGATCCCCGACTGCTCGCGGATCCTGAAGGCCGGCGCATCTCCACCAGACTCGACCCAGTCTTGTTCGGGCTGCTCTATGTCCCCCATCACCTTCGAGGCCCAGAGACAGGCGACTCCATCACCTTCTCCGAGTTCCACATCGAACTGGCTGAGTACGCCCGCGAGCTGGTGAAGCCAATCGGGCGTGTTCCGGCGGAACGGAGAGACGCCTTCATCGCTCCGCGTGGCGTCGGAAAGAGCACGTGGCTGTTTCTGATCGTGCCGTTGTGGCTCGCCGCGCACGGTCACCGGCAATTCATCGCGGCGTTTGCGAACGCGGCAACGCAGGCGCAAGACCACCTGATGACGTTCAAGCGCGAGCTGGACAACAACTCGCTGCTGCGCCAGGACTTCCCGGATTTGTGCACGGCCGCTCGACGACCGAAGGGCGCCGCAGTCGCGGACTCCCAATCCATGTACGTGTCCGCAAGCAACTTCGTGTTCGCAGCCCGCGGCATCGACTCCGCCAACCTCGGCATGAAGATCGGGGAGCGCAGGCCATCCCACATCATCCTCGACGACATCGAAGGCACCGAAGGCAACTACACGCCGACGATGAAGGAACACCGGCTCGCGACGCTGCTGTCCGGCATCCTGCCGTTGAACGTGTTCGCCTCCGTGACCATGGCCGGCACCGTCGCCATCCCGGGCGCGATCATCGACGACATCGCCGCGAAACAACGCGACGAGGAACACCCAGCTTGGGTGGAGGACGAGAACTTCACGCCCCGCTACTACCCGGCGATCGTCACCAACCCGGACGGGACGGAGCGGTCCCTGTGGCCGCAGAAGTGGCCGCTGGAGTGGATGCAGTCACAGCGCCACTCGCGGCACTTCCAAAGCCAGTACATGAACAACCCGATGGCTGCGGATTCGGCGTTCTGGCGGGGCGAGGACTTCGTCTACCGCGATGACATGCCCCTCACTGGCCAGCTGTTGTCGATCGACCCAGCAGTCACATCGAAAGAAAAGTCCGACTACACGGCGCTTGCGGTGATCGGGTTTTCCCGTCCCGCGATGGCGTGTGTAGTTCGGGACGCTTGGCAAGTTCGGCTTCCACCGGGTGAACCGTTGCGGCGCCGGGTGTTGGAGATCCTGGACGAGTACCCCGAGATTTTGGGGATCGTGGTCGAGGTCAACCAGGGCGGCGATCTGTGGAAGAACACGGTGTTGCATGACATGCCGTGCCCAGTGCAGACAGTGACCCAGTCTAGGCCGAAAGAAGAACGTGCCGGCTCGCTGTTGGCGAAGTACCAGCGCGGCCGGGTGTTCCACGCGAAGCGGATCCCCGCCCTTGAGGGTCAGATGATCCGGTTCCCGCTGGGCACCAACGATGACCTGATCGACGCCGTGGGAACTGGTGTCGACGTGTACTTGAAGACCGACAAGAAGCCTCGCCAGATTCGGCCTCAGACGGCCAGCTACATCTAGACCCAGGGGGTGACCGGTGGCTGTCCTGATGGAGCCCGAACCCCAACAGACCGCGGACGAAGACCTTGCCACGGCGTTGAAGGAGATGCGGCAGTGCCGCCATGGCTATGACAAGGCGGAGGACTACTACTGCGCTGATGTGCCGGAGATTTTCGCGTCCGCTCGCATGCGGCGGGCGATGCGTCGGAGTGGGATCAACTACCAGTTGAACCTCGCCCGGATTGTGGTCGAGTCGGTGGTTGACCGCCTCGAGGTATCCGCCATCACCTCCGACGACGAGTCCGGCCCGAATGACCTGATCCAGCAGGTGATGGAGGCCAACAAGTTCAAGTTGCAGGGCACGAACACGTTGCGGAAGGCATGTGAGTTCGGGGACGCCTATGTGATCGTGTGGCCGAAGGAGAACGCGACCGCGCCGTACCGGCCTGAGGACATCGCGATCTGGTACCAGGACCCCCGCACCGTCAGGGTGTTCTACTCCGACGACAATCCGCTTGAGGTGGAGTTCGCGGCGAAGAAGTGGGAAGAGAACAGCCGCACCCGCATCGACCTGTACTACGCGGACCGCATCGAGTCTTACGTCAGCAAGAAGAACACGAAGGGCAAGCAGGCCGCCGACTTCGAACCCACCACCGGCACCAACCGGGACGACTCGGATGCGGACGAGGACGACGACAACCCCGCCCACATCACCAAGCACGACTTCGGCCAGGTCCCCGTCTTCCACTTCAAGACCACCGCGGACCAGTACGGGACACCGGAACACAAGGACTTCTTCCCTGTGACGGACATCATCCACAAGCTCGCAATCTCCCACATGGCGGGTGTGGACTACCAGTCGTTCCCGCAACGCTACGCCCTGATGGACGCCGACAGCGACACGTCCGAAGCGGCACGGCTCGACGAGGGCCTGTACTCGTTTGAGATGCAGCAGGGCGGCACCACCGAGGACTACGGCACTGAAGGACGGTCCCAGTTCAAAGCAGACCCCGGCAGTGTGTGGATGGCGCCCGGCATCAAGGGATTCGGCCAGTTCGATGCAGCGGACCCTGCGAACTTCACGGATCCGATGGAGTTCTACGTCCGCATGGGCGCCACCATCACCAACACGCCCTTGCACTACTTCGACCCCACCGGCGATGCCCCTTCTGGGGAGTCGTTGCGGACGGCGGAGGCGCCGTTCATCAAGAAGGTCGAGAACCGCAAGTTGTCGTTCGGGGACACGTGGCGTGAGGTGTTCCAATTCGTGCTCCAACTCCTGGGCAACGACAAGGCCAAAGTTGTTGTGCACTGGAAGCCGTCGTCGTCGAGCGATGACGAGTACTCGTGGCAGGTCGCACAGTTGCAGCAAGCCTCCGGCGTGCCGGTGGAACAGACGCTGTTGGAGCGTGGATACACCGCGGTCCAGGTCGCGGAATGGGAGGAGAACGGCCAGCAGGGGCTACCGCAGCGGGTTTCGTTGCTGTTGCAGGTGTCCCAGGCCATGGCCAACTTCACCACCGCCACCGCTGGCGGGTTGATCGGCGCCGACCAGGTCAACGGACTTGTGTTGAAACTGCTGGGACAGGCGGTGGACGATGACAGCACCAACCCAGACACAGGTGCCGGCGAGCCCACCGACAAGCCTCTCGCCACAGATCGAGCGGCATGACCTAGAAGCACTCGCTATGGAGACCGCCGCTGTTGTGGCGGCCACGGCGGTGCTTCGGGACCAACTGCAAGCCCTGACGCGCGGCTGGCTGTTGGCGTGGCAGAAGACGTTCGGCGATCTCCACGCCAAGCAGTCTGGTACCCGGCTCGCCGGGTTCATGCAGCGTGTCCAGCGCGACCTCGCTGCGATCCGCTACGACCCGACACCCGCGCTGCTGACCTACATCGATCGGGCGCAGCGGCTCGGCGTTCGGCAGGGGTTCGCTGAAGCCAATACGAAGCCGATGAAGATGCCGGAGCGTCGTCTTCCACAGCTGTCGCTGGATGCAACGCAGGCAGTAGCCAGGGCGCAGGATCGCATCACCACGGCGGCCACTCTCGCGGGCACGGTTCGAGAAGGCTCGTTCACCGCAGTCACTCAGTCCGCGGCGCCAGCGCAGCAGGCTGCGAACGAGGTCGAACGCACCGCCCGCACGGTCACGAACCAGGCATTGAACGACGGGATTATCCAGGTCGCCGATCACCTTGACATGCGGCGGGTTTGGTTGGCCGAGCGGGATGCGTGCCGAACATGTTTGGCCTTGTCTGGCCGCGTGGCTGCTGTCGGCCACGAGTTCCCTAAGGACGCTACCTTCGGCGAGAAGCCGCTGGAGTGGGTCCCGATCGGAACTGGCCTGGTCGGTCCTCCCCGACATCCGAACTGCCGCTGTAGATGCTCGCCGTGGAGTGGCGACGAGCACGACCCGCTCAGCCTTCCCGTCGCGCTGCGGCGCGAGGCTGAGCGTTCGATCCTCAACGGGTACGCGTTGCCGAGTGAGTCGGAGCGTGTCCGTGCACAGGCCGCTGACCGTTTATTGGCGCGGATCGGCATGGCCAAGGGTTCTCGTTCCCCGTCTGGGTGGCAGGTCCCCCAGTCGGTGAAGGAACGAGCGGACCGAGCCCTGTCGAGGGGCAGGTTCACCACTGGTCCGGTACCGACGCCGGGCAACAAGTAGCACCACCACACCAAAGGGTCGACCGTGACGGTTGGCCCTTTCCTTATGCGCCCGTGACGGGCAAAGGAGACATGCCGCGATGGCTGACGAGCAGGAAACCCCCACCGAAGAGGACGTGGACATCACCGTCGATGACGTGGAAGACGACGCTGCCGAGTCCGAGACGGACACGTCGGCTGAGGACACCCCCGCAGACGAGTGGAAGCCCCCGACCAAGGACGAGTGGGAGAAGCTCCAGAAGGCGCAGAAGGCCGCGGACGCCAAGGTTAAGCAGTTGAACCAGGAGTCAACGAAGCGGCGGCTGCGCATCAAGGAACTGGAAACCCAGAACGAGGACGACGCGGCGAAGGCCCAGCGCGAGGCGTTGGAGGCTGCGCAGGCGCGGTACAAGCCTGTGGTGGCGAAGTCCGCGTTGCTTGAGGCACAGGCCCGCACCGATCGGGTGGGCGCTTTGATCAAGCTCCTCAACATGGACGCCTTGGAGTTCGACGGCAACGACGAGGTTGTTGGCCTCGACGTTGAGATCGACCGCGTGAAGTCCGAGTATCCGGAGTTCTTCACCCAGCCCGAGCCTGAGAAGCCGGAACCGGCTCCTGCTCCGAAGCCCGCGCCGAAAGCGGCCGCGGCACCGAAGAAGCCCGCAAGGGAAGAACCGAAGAGCGCCGGCGCCCTGATTGCCGAGCAGTTGCTCGGAAAGTAATCCACAACTCCGCGAGGAGTTTCTAGCCGCTGCCCGGGAGGGCGAGCGCTGGACAAACCCATATCTGGGAAAGGAAAACAGGTTGTCCGCGACGCCTGACCAATACAAGGCAGTGGCGAAGCAACTCGTTGCGAGTGCAGCGGATTCGCTAGCTGCTGATCGGTACAGCCGTATGCAGTCACTGCTTCTCTACTACGGGAGCAATTACTCGACATACGACGAGTACCTCGAATTGTCCGCAGAATACACCGCACTTCAAGCGGTTGCTTCCGATCTTAGGAGCTAGCAATGCCTGTCACTCAGAACAACTACAACCAGTGGATCCCGGTCGAATACTCGCCGGATGTCATCCAGCGTGTCAAGCAGATGTCCGCGGTCATCGCGTATGGACAGAACGTGCCGATGTCCACTGAGTCGCGCTCCACCCCGCGGTCTGGTGGCGTCACCATGGGCGGTATCGCCAAGGGTGGCGACTACGGCCAGGACACCACCACGGCGAATGATGCGGTGTGGCTGTATGCGCAGAAGTACGGTGGCGCTGTGCCGATCGCCGAGGAAGACTTGAACGACAGCCTCGCTGACATCGTGAACGCGAAGACCAACGACGCGGCCACCTCGTTCGCGAAGCTGTTCGACAACTCGTGCCTCGGGGTCACTGCGGCGAAGGCGGCCACGGGGTGGGCGTTCGACTCGCTGTACTACATCCTTTCGCAGTCTGACGCGTCCACCGGGTACACCGCGAACGCGAACATCACCCAGACCGCCACGGGCGGCCCGACCCTCACCTACGCCAATACCCGCGCGCCTCTCGCGAAACTGGAGCAGGGCGACTACTTCGATCCGGGCGGCACCGTGGTGATCGCGCACCCCGCTTTCGCTGACGGTCTCCGTGGTGTGGTGGACAACCAGGGCCGGCCGATCTTCAACGAATCGACCAACGGTGTTGCTGGCGGTGGCCAGGGCACGACCCCGACCCTGTTCGGTCATCCGCTGCACTTCAGTCTGGGCGCGAAGACCGCCGCGACCCCGACGCCGACCCCGACCGGTAACCCGCTCATGATCGTGTGCTCGGCGTCGTACCTGTACGTCGGGAACCGTGAGCCGCTGTCGGTGCAGGCCATCGATGGCAACACCGGCCTGGGCGCCTTGACAGACACAAGCTACCTCAAGTTCCGTGCCCGTAAGGCTTTCGCGCCTGGTCACGAGAACGCGTTTGCGATCCTGGAGTGGCGTCAGTAGTCATCGGACGACCGGAGAGCCCTGCAACGAGAGGTTCTCCGGTCCCCGCGAGGGGAGCAACTGATGACTGAATCCAACCAAGCGACGTGGGCCACCACTGCGGATGTGCTGACCTTCACCGGGGTGACCGTGACGGACGCCCAGTTGATGGTGGCGGCCGGCACGGTCGATGTGCACGCTAAGCGCACCTACGACGACGAGATCCGCGTGGGCAGCCGAGACAAGTACTGGTTGAAGCTCGCAGTGTGCTATCAGGCGGCGTGGCTGTCGATGCAGCCGGACGCGTTCCTGCGGCTCGATATCACCTCGATGGGCTCGACTCGGTCCGCGACCCAGTTGGGTCCGAATGCGATGACTTTGGGGCCTTTCGCGAAGAAGGCCCTGAAGAACGTCAGCTGGCTGAAGGGTCGAAGTCTGCATGTGCAGTCCGCGTTCACTGATGGCGTGGGTGTGCTCGGGACGGATCCGCTCTCGTCGGGCTCTGATGACCTGTACCCGTGGTCTCCCATCGAATAGGTGGTGATCGCCGATGTACGCCATGGCCACCTGCCTCGCGTCGATCCTGCGCCGCCAGGACAGCGTCGACGAGTACGGGGATCCCGCCGGCCAGTATGTGCCGGTCGTGTCAGGGGTGATTGCGTCGATCATCGAGGCCGGGAACACGGTGTTCGATCGGGCGACGCAAACCCCGCGCGCGGTCCGGTCCATCAACGGCACGTTCCCCTATGGCACTGATGTGCAGGTTGGGGACCGGGTTCGGGACGACACCCACAGCGTCACCTACGTCGTCATGTCCACGACGGTGCCACGCACACCGGGATATCAGCCGGATCTGGTGGCGGACCTGAAGAAGGTGACCGACTGATGGCCCGCTTCGAAGAAGCCCCCGACTGGCACGAGAAGGTCCACGGCTTCAGCCGGGAAACCCTCTCCAACGTCGTCCAGCAGGTGCATGAGATGGCGGACCGGATCGTGCCGGTCGACACAGGGCTGCTCAAGTCCCGCCTGTATTCACAGGTGGATGTGGACGGGATGTCCGGTGTGGTTGGTGACGACGCCGACTACGCACGTTGGGTCGAAGAGGGTCACCGGGTCGCCTACAGGGGCGCGGACGGCACGATCCACTACACCGGGACTGTGGTGCCGCCCCAACCGTATCTACGGACCTCGTTGAACTCGGCACGGGTCGAGGGCACATGACCAGGTATGTGACGACCGAGAAGGTCGTTGTCGCCTGGCTCGCCTCTCTGCCGGGGATCACTGCCGCGATGGTGGATCCCCAACTCCCACCGCCCGACAGCAACGGGAACCTGTCGTGGGCCGCGTCCGGGTTCATCACCCCATACGGCCTGGGTGGCGCGCCGAACATCTACGTGCCGGTGGCGAAACCCGTGGTCGGGTTGAAGTGCTGGACCGTGGACCCGACTACCGGTGTGCCGCCGTGGAACAAGGCCGCGAACCTTGCCGAGACGATCCGGGCCGGGTGTTTCACCAACAGTGACTCCCAGTTCCTGACGATCCCGTACGCCGATTGGGATGCGCGCCTTATCTCCGCATACATGCTGACCGAGCCACGGCGTGCGTTCGGCGACCTCGGGGACTACGCGTGCTTCGACTGCGAAGTCCAGTTGCACTGGCACGCCCACTAATACCCCGCTGATCGGGGTTTCTTCTCTCTTCACCTCGTTTGGGATCGGTGCTGCCGATTTCCCATGCCCTCCTGAAAGGAAAGACCGTTGGCCGTAAACAATGTGGCGAACGTGCTCATGGGGCCGGCGACCATCTATGTGGGCGCGTCCGGTGTCATCACCGCGCCCCCCGCCGACTCCGCTGTCAACTCCACCCCGGCTGGATCGGCGTGGACGGACGTGGGCGGCACCGATGGTGGTCTCACCCTCGAGATCACCCCGAAATTCACCGATTTCTCGCTCGACCAGATCGTGGATACGCCGGGGTCGCGGCTCACGTCGCGCACCATCATGGCGACCGTGACCCTTGCGGAGGCGACCTTGGCCAACTTGGCCACCGCGCTGAACACCACGATCGGGGCGACCGGCTCTGGGTACGGCACTGTCGAGCCGAACTACGGGCAGTTCGCCACCCAGGTGCCGTACATCTCGGTGCTGATCGACGGGTGGGCCCCCGCCGGGTCGGTGGCGAACGCCCGCCGCCGCATCTACTTCCCGCGCGCGCTCAGCACCGGGAAGTTCAGCATCGTGTACGCAAAGGACAAGCAGGTCGGCTACGACGTGCAGTTCCAGGCCTATTACGCCTCTGCCTCGACCGCACCCTTCCACATCGTTGATCAGCAGTAACTCACTGTTCCCCAATCCTCGTGGAGGGGTGGTGTTGTGCCCTCGCAGGCGACATCACCCCTCCACGGGCCCAACCACACTGCGAGGAGACACAACCGATGCCCGCTGCACGCAAACCCCGAGTCGTCCCCAAGGTCGACGCTGAAGACACGTTCGACCTGGTTGACCTGGACGCACAGAGCGATGAAGAGCGAAGCGAGTTTGAGCACACGGCACCGCTGTTCACCATCAACGGTGTCACCTACGAAGCGCGCACCACGTTCAGTGCCGGCGAGGCGATGACCTACGCCAAAACCGCGCGGGAACGCGGCCTCGACGACGCTGTGTCGTATGCGATGGTCCTCGCGGTCGGGGAGGACGGCTGGCGTGCACTCGTCACCCACCCCACCCTCAGCAACGACACGATGTCGATGCTCATCGACCAGGTGGTGATGCGGGTGAACCCGCCGGTGGACACCCCAAAATCCTCGATGCAGTAGCCGGCAACCTGTGGGTGCTGGATCACCTCGATGACGTGCGTTCGGACTTCTCGGTGTTCCATCGGGTCGACGTGATCGAGGAGCTACCGGCACGCCGGTTCTTCACGTTGGCTCGCCGTCTCGCCCACTATCAGGGTGCGATGCGGAACATCGCCATCGTCGCGGTGCAGTCCACTGATCCGGAAGCCCCACCGCCGGCGCCTGTTTCGTCGCGTGAACCCGCCAACGATGACGCCATCGCCGCCAGTGTCGACCTGATGGCCATCCACCCCGTGTGGGGCTCGGTCGGCGCCTACGCCAAAGCACCCGCGGAATAGCCCTTTGGGAGGTCGTCGTGCCCGAAGGCGTCGAGATCGGCAAAGCCTATGTGACCGTCAACCTCGACGACCAAACCGCCAGCGACTACGCACAGATCCGCACGAATCTGGAGCGGGAAACCCCGGTCACGGTCAAAGCGAAGGTCGTTTTCGACGCCGATCCGCTGGAGGAAACCCGGCGACAGACCCGGGACGCGCCCCCCGTTGAAGTGCCGGTCAAGGCGAAGAACCCGATCGACGAAGCATGGCGGACACAGGTCCAGTCGTCGCTCAAGGCCGTCACCGGACAGTCTCTCAAGATCCCGGCGACTCCGGACACGGCTGAATATCGTGCCCAGCTGGTTTCGACGATCACTTCGCTTCAGGAGCAGTTGAAGCAGGAGATCCCTGCGGATCTCGCTGAGGCAGACAGGTTCAAAGCCTCCGTTGAGACACTCGTTCGGGTCACTGAAGAAGAGGTCAATCTCCGCATCCCGGTGGATGTGGACACCGACAGTGCGGTGCAGCACTTCCAGGAACTGTCGGATACTGCGGATGAGGAGACGCAGAAGACCGCGTCATCGGTCAACTCGTTGTCGCGGCGTGCGGCGATCGCGTTTGCCGCCATGTTCCTCGGCATGCCCACTGCGGCCGTCACGGCAACCGCCGCCACTGCCGCTGCTTTGGGTGGGATGGATGCGGCGTTCATCGCCGCCGGCGCCGCGGCGTTGCGAAACAACGCCCAAGTGTCGGAGTCATGGCGTGGCCTCGGGGCGAACCTGAAGAGCGAAGCCGCATCATGGGCCCAGCCCTTGGTGCAGCCGTTCGCCGATTCGGCCGACGAAATCCAGGGCACTGTGGATCGGCTGGGGCCGATGATCCAGGCCGGGTTCTCGAGCAGCGTCCCTGCAGTGGGGATCCTCACCCAGTCGATCGACGATTTCGCGTCGCGCGCCATGCCCGGGGCGGTGATCGCCACCGAGAACGCGACTGCCCCTCTGCTGGGGCTGGAGTCAGCGTCCCAGCAGGCCGGTTCGGGTGTCACCGAGTTCTTCCTCAACCTGAGCCAGGGTGCGCAGTCATCGCAGGCGGTGATCTCCACTGCGGGTGGGATGATCCGGGACTTCGCGTCGTTCGCCGGCACCCTGTTCGCGAACCTCACCAACAACGGTGGCCCATCACTCAACGCGTTCCGCGGTGGGTTGCAGCAGGTGGAGCAAACCCTGCTGACCATCACCGCCAACGGGTCTGCGGTGTACGGGTTCTTCAACGGCTTCACCTCGAGCGTGTCCGGGATGCTCACCGTGGTGCGTGCCGCGGCATCGGTGCTGTCGCTCCTCCCGAACGAGGTGACTGGGTTCGCCGGTTCGTTCACCGCCACGTCGGCGATCGCGTCGAAGTTCGGTTTGGATGTGGGGAACGCGTTCTCCGGCATCAAGCAGAAGATCGACGACGCCGATGGGGCCGGGTCGAAGTTCCGGGCCGGTGTGTCCGGGCTCGTTGAGGGCGCGTTGAGCCCCGCCACGTTGGCGGTAACTGGCCTGTCGGCTGTGTTGATGATCTTGGGTCAGCACGAGCAGGACGTGGCCGCGCAAACCGCCGCCCACACCGGGCGTGTGCAGGACCTGACGGCGGCTTTGCAGGCATCCAACGGCGCGATCGACTCGAACGTCACCAAAACCGCGGCGATGGCGCTGCAGGATTACGACGCCGGAGACGGAAAACGGAACCTGCTCGCCGACGTGAACAACCTGGTCGGCCCGCAGGGTGTCCCGCTCCTCACCCAAGCCTATTTGGGTAACACGGACGCACAGGCCCAGTTGGCGCAACAGCTGCAGACCACGATCGCCGGGCACCGCGAGCAGGTGAACATGCTCAACGCGGCGAAGATGCCGTGGGACGACCACATCAAAATGATCGACGGTGTCGTCTACAGCTACGACAACACCGCCCTGTCCGCGCAGCAGCTGTTGAACATCATCGGCGCTGAGGGTGGCACGTTCCAGCAAGCGTCGTCGAACGCCGGCTTGCTGTCGCAGGCCATCAACGGTGTGTCGGCCGCGAACGTGGGTGCCGCGGTCGCAGGACTCACGGGTACGCAGGCCATCCAGTCGCAGCTGTCGGTGTCGAACGCCGCAGCGGCGATCAGTGACCGGCTGCAGCAGGCGTATCAGCAGGAGGTGCAGGCGTCCCAGTCGGTGGCGTCGGCACAGCACAGTCTCGCCCAGTCGGGTCAGGCTGTGACGAACGCTCAGCACAGTGTGGAGCAGGCCCAGATGGGTGTCGCGTCGGCGTCCCAGGCTGTGGCGAATGCCGAGCACAGTGTGGAGCAGGCCCAGCGGTCTCAGCAGCAGGCGTTGCAGGGTGTCACCACGGCTCAGAGGTCGTACACGCAGGCGCAGCAGGATGCGGTGCAGGCGGAGAACGACCTCAATAAGGCGCGTGAGCAGGCTGTGCAGGACTTGAAGGACCTGCACCTGCAGTTGGCGGACCAATCCGTGTCGGTGGGGCAGGCTCAGGTGAGCTTGTTCGATGCCCAAAACCAGGCCGCCGGCCTCGGGGTGACTCTGGCGAATGCGCAAGCGGTGTCGTCGCAGCAGATCACCACCGCCAACGAGGACCAAGTCAAGGCCGCGCTGAACCTGCTGTCGGCACAGAACCAGCTGAATGACGCCCAAAACCAGAACTCGAAGCTGCAAACGCAGGTCAACGAAGCCGACGCGGCTGGTGTCGAGGGCGCGGCCGGGGTTGTGGCAGCGAAGAAGGCGTTGGCGTCGGCGAACGACCAGGTCACTGCCGCGGCGCAAGCAGTGACGCAGGCACAGCAGCAGGTCACCGACGCGAACTGGAACCTACAACAAGCCGACATTGGTTTGGCGAACGCGCACCAGGGTGTTCGGGACGCGGCGTGGAGTTTGCAGCAGGCCGAGCTTGGTGTGCGGGATGCGCAGTGGAGCCAAAACCAGGCTGCGATCCAGTTGAAAACGTCGCAGATCGCGCTACGTCAGGCGCAGGACGCGGCGTCCACGTCACTGGACACGAACACCGCAGCCGGCCGCCAGAACCTCGCTGCCTTGATGAGTCTGTGGGATGCGATCCAGAAGCAGGGTGGCCCGGTCCAGGACCAGTACAAGAAGCTGGTGGACGAGACCGCGGCTTCGTTCGGTTGGTCCGCTGATCAGGCCGATGCGTATCTGAAGAAGCTGGGACTGATCCCCGCAGACTTCCGTTACAGCGTCACCGCGGTCGGTCAGGTTGATCTAGGTGCGATCGGGTCGGCGATCAACAGTGTCGCCGGCCAGAACTTTTGGCACTTCGCCGACGGCGGGCATGTTCGGGGCGCTGGCGGGCCGAAGGACGACAAGATCAATGCGAAGCTGTCGAACAACGAGTTCGTGCAGCCCTCCGACGCGGTGGATCACTACGGCGTGGGGTTCATGGAGGCGGTGCGCACCAAGACCTACCCGAAGGGTGGGGACGGTGCGTCCCTGCCGGGGTTCGCTACCGGCGGCTTGGTGAGCATGCTCGACGGTGAGGCTCAGCTGGCGGTCACCGGAACCGCCTACCAGTCCGCGGTGAACGCGCTCGAAGTCGGTGGACTGCCGCACCCTCCGGGACTCCCGGCATATGTGCCGCCGGACGCGACAACCGGCGCGATCTCGTATGTTGCCGGGTCTGGTGTTGCCCAGTGGGCTCCGCAGATCCTTCAGGCCCTGTCGATGCTGGGTCAACCGGCGTCGTGGTTGGGCACGGTTGAGCGGCGCATGGCCCAGGAGTCGGGCGGCAACCCCAACGTCGTCAACAAGTGGGACAGCAACTGGGCGAAGGGCACGCCGTCAGTCGGCCTGATGCAGGTGATTGGCCCGACGTTCAGGTCCTACGCCGGCCAGTTCGGCGGCACCGGACCGTTCTCGTACGGGGTGTCGGTTGATCCGCTGGCGAACATCTTCGCCGGCCTCAACTACGCGCTCCACAGGTACGGCAGCCTGTCTGCGCTGAACCGGCCCGGTGGCTACGACTCGGGCGGGTTCATGCTCGACAACCTGGCACTCAACTCCACCGGGAAACCGGAAATGGTGCTACCACCGGGGTTGACCGACACGATGATGTCGATCCACAACATGGTGCAGCAGCAGACCCGGACCACCGGCGGCACGGCGGCCGGGACGCAGGTGTCGGTGAACGTATCGACGGCGGCGACAGACCCGTACGAGACTGCGCAAGCCACGGCACGCGAAATCGCGTGGGTGCTGCGGTGACCTATTTGAAATCGGCCAGGTAGGTGGGACACGCGTACGACACCAACAACCGAACCACCTCGGTCGCCTGGGCCTTGTACACCTGGGTGGCTGAGGTGATGAGGTCGTCCGTGCTCTGCCCCTGCTCGAGCTTGCCGCAGATGCTGGCCGCAAGCTTGTCGATTGTGGCCGGGGTGGCGGTGGCGTCGAAGGGCGCGATCTTCGCGTACTCGGTCATCAACTCGGTGCGGCTGATCGGCGCCGGCGCCGCGGGTTGGTCGGTGAGTGCGGCGATGCCACTGTGATGCCCGGTGAGGGTAGCGGCGAGTGTCACCGCGATGGCGACGACCGCGACCACCACCGCGATGATCGCTGCCCCTGTTTTCGCTGTCATACCAGCTAGCATCGCACCCTTTTCGGTCCCGTTACATGCCTGTCGAGTGGGGGTGAGTGGTGGCTGATCCTGACTACTACCCGTCGTTCACGATCGGGTCGTGGCAGACCGGTGTCATCGACACCAACGGCGTGAGGTGGTGGGCATCGTCTCCGGACTATGCCGACGGGCCGGGCGTACGGCTGAATCAGACGGACAAGCCTTTCGCCGATGGGGCGTTCCGGATCCGGTCGTTCCGGGCGTCGCGGACGATCACGATCCAGGGTGGTGTGGAGTGCCCGGACCGGTATAGCGCGGTCCAGGCCGCCAACACGCTGAAAGCGTTGTTTCCAGCGGGCGGCCAGCAGTCGATGTTGGTGGATGACGGGATCGCGACCCGTACCTGCACTGTCGAGCTCGCCGCGAACCCCAAGGTCAGCTTCATGGGGCCGGTGTCGTTCGACTTCCAGTTGCCACTCAGTGCGGTGGATCCCCGCATGTACGACACCGCCACCCTGACTGGCGCCACGACACTGCCGACCCCGGGCGCGACCGGCCTGAACTGGTCCCCGTCCGCCTCAGCCGGCTTGAACTGGGCACCGTCGGCCACAGGCGGCTTGGACTGGGGATCGGTCTCGAGCAACGGCGCCCTCGCCATGGCCAACCCTGGAACGGCCTCCACTTGGCCCACGTTCACCCTGGTCGGGCCCCTGATCAACCCGGTGATCACCGATATCGCGACGGGCCGCACGCTGGCCTACAACGGCACCTTGGTCACCTCCAGCGACTACCTCGTCATCAACTGCAACCCGTTCAACCGGGGCGTGAAGCTGCAAGGCCAGATCGACCGGTTCCCGCTCATGACATCCGCGAACTGGATGGAAATCGACGCCGGCGGCTCCCTCACCGTTGCCCTGTCCGGTGCCGGGTCCGGCCAGTTGCAGGCGTCGTGGAACGCGGCCTACTGGTAGAGGAGACCCCTTTGTCGACGAACGCAACCATGGTGGCCGCGGACGGCGCGTGGACGTTTCAGTTGCAGAACACCGCGGTCGAGGGCCGCTACAGCATCGGCGCCCTCCTGGGGCAAGCGAACGTGCAGTCGTCGGCGATCACGCCGATGGTGACGTGGCGGTCCGGAGTCATCCCGTCCTCCTCCTACGCGGGTTTGGTGTTCGACCTGCTGGTGGCCCAAACCGCTTCCCCATCGCTGTCGGTCATGGTGTACACGGGTGCGTGTGTCATCAACCGCCCTGGTCAGGGCCCGTATCTGTGCTGGAACTCCACGATCAAGACCGTGACGGTGGATGCTGGGGACGCCACGAACCCGCGCCGTGATCTGATCGTTGCCCGCGTGTATGACTCGGCGATCGGGGACGCATCGACGACGTTCGCGATCGAGGTTGTCACTGGCACCCCGGCGGCGTCCCCTTCCGATCCGGCGGTGCCGGCGGGGGCGATCCCGCTGGCGCGCATCTCGGTTGGGGTCAACGCTTCGAGTGTTTCGAGTGCCAACATCGCGAGTCTGCGGAAAAGCACCACCGCCCCTGGCGCGGTGCGGTCCCTGCTCGAGGGTGACTCGACCGCCACGACCACGGACGGCTATCTGCAGGGGGAGATGCGGTTCCGTAAGGGCGCCGGGTCGATCCCTGACATGGTGGAGTACTGGGGCTCTGACGGCACGTGGCATTCGTTAACCCCGCAGGATGTGGTGTGCCGCGTAAACTTCAGCGGATCCGTGACGATCGGGACGCCGGATACGTTCGCCCAAGGCGGATGGTCCGCAGTTGAGGACCCCTACGGCATGTTCCACGGCGCACCCGGTGCGGGTACCTACAGCTACGTTCAGATCCCCTCGGACGGCCGGTATCTGTTCTCGTATCACACGTCAATGAATCCGGGGACTGGCAGTGTCGCGGCGACGATCTCGAAGGGCTCCCCGATCGTCAACAATTCGGTTGCTCGTGACTCGAAACCGGCTGTGACTACTGGTGGGGATGGAACGTGGTGTCACGCGTGGCGTGAACTGCCGCTGGTCGCTGGGGACAAGCTGTATTGGGCGAACTGGTCGTCGACGAGCAGCACCATGACCGGCACGGTGCTGAATATCCCGCAGGAGATGTACGTCCGCAAGGTCAGGTGAGCCATGGCTGACGGCTACTCCGCAGTCATCTACCGCACCACCACCGGGCAGATTGTCGCGGATATTCCGGTGGCGGATCAGCCGACGTGGACGAGGCAACTCAACCAGGCCGGCTCCATCAGCTCCCTGAAAGTGCTGCCCGGCTCGCCGGGGACACCGGACATCACCCGCCTGCGGAACCTCATCGTCCCGAAGGTTTTCTCGGCTGCGGTGTTGTGGGGCGACTACGTGTGCCAGGCCGGGCCGATCTTGCCGTATGACGAGGACGACACCTCGAACATGCTGCTCGAGTTCGGTACCGGCAGCTTCTGGAGCATCCTCTCCGACCGGTTGTTGCACCACCCGGATTGGGATCCCGCGTCGAAGAAGATCACGGATGCGTCCGCGGATCTCACGATCACCGACAGCCTGCCGAACATTGCGCTCACGTTGGTGCGGGGTTCCGTGGCGTGGACTCACCGCGCTGGGTCAGCGTTGCCGGTGGACATCCCCACCAACTCGACTCCCGCCGGGACCGCGGCCATGACGTACTACGGCTACGACATGGTCAGTGTGGGGCAGCGGTTGACCGAACTCACCCAGCTCGACAAGGGCCCGGACATCGACTTCCGCCCGTACCTGTACAGCGATGCGACAGGCCGTTATGTGCGGCATGAGATGCGGGTCGGGCGCGCCTCGGACGGCTATCTGGTGCAGCCAGGCACACCCCCGAAGTTCGACTACGGCTCGAGCTTGCGGGCGGTGAAGATCTCCGGAGACGGGTCGAGCGTGGCCACTTCGGCGTTCGTGAAGGGCTCCGGGGACCAGTACACGACGCTGTCCGGCTACGCCACCAACACGACCCTGACTGAACTGGGGTGGCCCGCGGCCGACTTCGTGGACCAGAACCACATCGACGCCACCGACCAGAACCAGTTGACCGGGTGGGCCACCGCGGACCTCGCGCTGCACGGCAAGGCAACAGAGCAGTGGACCGGGTACGTCGACTCCAACACCGAACCACGGTTGGGCTCCTACGAGCCCGGCACGTTCGGCACCTACAACATCACGGCGCATCCATGGCTGCCGGAGGGCGCGTACAGCGTCCGCATCCTCGGCCTTTCCAGTGGCCGCGGGAACGGCGAGGTGATGCACATTCTTGAGGGCAGGGGGCCGTTCTGATGGTCGCGACACCAAACACGGCGCGGGATGGCCTTGCGGCTATGGCGAATCGGATGCGGCAGATGCAGGCCCAAATCGACGCGTTGACCCGGCGTTTGGGTGGCACGGGGTTGCCGGATGCGACAACGCCGATGATCGTGACGGATCTGGCGGCCGCGGCCCCGGCGAGCGCGGTGTACCAGTCGGACAACACGGGGATCACGAAGGCCCAGGCGTTGCTGACCTGGACTCCGCCGTCGAATGACGACGGAACCACGATCACCGACGGCAGCCATTTCCAGATCCGGTACCGCACCGTGAACCAGACTGTCGCCACGACGTGGGGGGAACTCGCCGCCTACACCTGGGGCGATTTGGCTGCGGGGACGTGGGGTAATCCGCTCAACAAGCAGATCGGCGACCCACCGGAAGGTGGTGTCGCCCCGCCCGGCACGAACGACGGCGAGTGGCACTACCTGCAAACCGACTTCGACTCGAGCGACTTCCTCGTCAAAGAGTTGACCCCCGGCGTGACCTATGACTTTCAGATCCGGGCGGTCGACACCTCCGGCAATGCGGGCGAGTGGTCAGCAGTGCAGACCACCACCACCCCCGGTGATGTGACACCGCCGTCGACCCCGGCGTCTCCTACTGTGGCGGGGTCGAGGATCGCTATCCAGATCACCCACAGCTTGGGCAAGGCTGGCGGCGGTAGCTTCAACATCGAGTCGGACTTGCACCACCTCGAGGTGCATGCCCAGTACGAGCCCCTTTTCACCCCGAGTGATGCGACGCGTCTGGGGAAGGTGTTGGCCAACAACGGCATGATGTTGGCGCAGATCCCAGTCATCCAGACGTTCCCGATCGAGTCCACTGCGCCTGTCTACGTGAAGGTGATCGCGGTGGATGAGGCGGGCAACAAGTCCGCCCCCTCCCAAGCGGTCGGTGTCACCGCCGAGTTGATCGATGACGCCCACATCTCCGACCTCACCGTCGACAAAGTCACCGCCGGCACCATCAACGCCCAGTGGCTCCTTGGCGGATCGATCAAGACGGCTACTACGGGTGCGCGATCCGAGATGGATTCGGGCGGCGTGCGGCTCTACGACCCGACCGGCGCCAACACAGTCAATCTCGACGCCACCAGCGGCAACGCAACAATCGTCGGCACCCTGAAGACTGGCCAAGACAGCGACCCCCAACGGATCGTGATCAACCCCGACCCGAATGGTCTATCCCGCATCGACCTGTACGACGACAGCAGCACCAACCACACGACGCAGGTCCAGTTCGGGACGAACTTCATCCAGCAGTTGGAGACGAACGGAACCCGTAACGCGAACGGCGGAAAGGTCCAGTGGAGCGACTCGTCCGCCTGGTACGCGTTTCTGAACTCATCGGTCAACTCGTATCTCTGGCTCAACAACGCTGGTCAAGCCCAGTTGAACGCAAACGGTGCCGCGGTGCTCACGCTCGGGGCCGACGAGTACATCCAGTTGCGAGGGAAGTGGCTCGCCACCCCGATCAGCGGCCACTCCGCTGTCGTGGTCGGCTTCGGCGACAATGTGAACGCAACCGACGTTGTGTTCAACTACGGGGCAACGATGGCTGACCGGATCAACCCGATCTGCTCCGTCTATTCCAGTGACACCACCAAGACATGCGTGATCACCAGCAGCACTGTGACCAATTTCCAGGCATCCGTCAATGCTGGCATGCCGAACAGTTTCCACTGGTGGGCATACCGGTCCGCGTAGAAGTGAGTGTCGAATGAAAGTGGAATACCACACTGTCAGTCAGGTTACCCAGCTAGGAGGGGCCCACTGGCAGCTACTCGGTACGCGAACTGAGGATGACGGGACGCAAAGGTCCATCGCCTACCAGTTTCCCGCTGACACGATGGAATGGCGCGCGGCGGAATACGGTCTGGATCCCGATGCCGACCGGGCCACACTGCTGGACATCGTGATGGCGGAATCCTTGCTGCGTAGCGAGGACTACGACGGCGGCTACCAGCTGTATGACGCCCCTGACATGACGACTGCCCGCGAGCATCATGTGGCGCGATGCGCAAGAGCGAAGCTGCGTTGCCGGTTATCCACCCGCGGGAAGGATCATCTGCTGAACCGGGTCCGAGACGAGTCGCCGATGCATCCGGAGATCCTCTCCATCAAACGCAGCCTGGTTGCCAAGACCCGTGATGAGCATCAGAAGCGGAGGGCCGCGTTGGTTGAACTCAGCAGTGATGGCCATGAGCATCGCCGGCTGATGGCGTGGCGGGCTCAGCACAATGAAGGGGGTGACGCGTAGTGGCAACGTCCACGACGCGCTTGGGACTGCGAAAACCAGCCAGCAGTGACGATGTCACTGTCGACACGGACCTGGGCAGCAACTTCGATGCGATCGACGCCGCAGCGGGATTCACGTCTTGCACCTCCGCCACCCGCCCGTCAGCCCCGTTCGTGGGGCAGGCGATCTACGAGACCGACACCAAGTTGGCCTTCGTGCACAACGGCACAAGCCCGGCCTCTGCCGGCTGGGAACGGACCGCGTTCAACACGATCCGCCGTGCCGCATCCACCTCTCCGCCCACGAACATTGTGGCTGGACACGTGTGGATGGAATCCGACACCCACATCTTGAAAGTGTCGAACGGGACGAACGCCGCATCGGGCGGTTGGGAGTGGCCCTCGATCCCGGTGGTGACAGGCCCGACACCACCGAACCCATGGTCTGGGATGGTCGTGTTCAACCTGTCCGACAACAGGTTATATCGCTATGACGGATCAACCTGGTATCCGCTGCAGCGGCAGGCGAAATACGCCCGAACCTCGGGTGCACAGGCTGTTTCAGCGAACACCGACACACAGATTGTGTGGCCATCCGCTATCGCTGTCGACAGCCTTGTGACCCCGCAGGGAACCAACAACGCATACTTCACGATCCAACCCGGCTTGTGGCTCATCGAAGCGTGCGTGCGGCGCTCCGCCGCGGGGGCGATGGACATGTACATCGCCATGGGGACCACGTTCGCGTCGGCCCCGGACGAGGGAAACACCATCGCCATGGGCGGTACTGGGGCGTTCACGTGCTCGGTGGCGGGCACCGTGAACATCACGACGGCAACGAACATCACTGTGGGGGTGTATTCGGCGGCCGCGATCAACATCAACCCGTTCGGTACCAACGCAACACACATTGCCTTCACACGACTGGGGTAACAAGGCTATGGCTGTCCGGAACTTCGCTGACCGACCAAACATCCTGCAAGCCGTGTACTGGGACGGCAGCAACCCAGCGGATGTACAAGACCTTCTCGCCCAGGCGCCGTACTGGACCGGCGTCCAAGACGGCGACATGTGGCACATCTCCGGCAGCAACGAGTTCGACCTTCCTGTGGACTACTGGCTGGTCTCCGAATCCGCTGGGTACAGCTTGTACTCCAAGTCGGACCAGGACTTCACATTCCAGTACTCGGAAGTCGCCGGTGGTGAACCGTTCTCGTACGGGATCACCGGCATGTAGCTGGGTCGAACGAATCTTTCAGGGACATCCATCGGGGGAAGTCCACTCGTAGCACCAACACCTACAAGGGGGACGAGTTGGATGTCTTGGGCATCGGGAGTGCTCTACCAGTAGCAGGACCAGCAGCGATCCTCATCGTGATCATCGGCATCCTGCTTCGCCTATGGCTCAAATCATCGGGCGTGGCGGCCGCTGAAATCACCCGTGTCCGTGCGTCCTACTCGGCAGAAATCGAGCGGCTCACCAAGGACATCACAGAGCTACGCGAGGCGGTGGACAAACTCAATGCCCGCGTGGACGAAGAACGTGAACTCCGACGACAAGCCGAAGACAAAGCAGCAGCGGCGCTACGACAACCTGGGGGTTTGGATGCGCAGTAGGAAAGGGTGGCTAGCGCTCCTCATCGCCATACTCGCGTTGCTGGCATCCGGGTGGGCCGTGTGGGAACAGGTCTCCACCGCGCGGGCCCAGCACGCCGCCCAGCAGCAGGCTAAGGATGTGGCAGACCCTGTCGCGGCCCTGTGCGCCTCTGACCCGTCCATCTACGCGCAACTGTCCGCAGACAGCAAAGCGCGGTGGGACCGGGCATGCTCGAAGGCCGCTGAGGTGCAGAACGCGCCCGCGCCCCAGACTCCCGCCGCGGGCCCTTCTGATAGTCAGGTTGCTGCCGCTGTTGATGCGTGGCTTGCTGCCCACCCGCCTCCGGCTGGGCAGAACGCCACCCCCGCCATGGTCGCCACCGCCGTGGCCCAGTTCCTCGTGGCCAACCCGCCGGAACCTGGTCGGCCACCGACCGCAGCGGAGATCGCCACCGCAGCATCCACCTACATCACGGCGCACGCCGACGACTTTCAGGGCCCGGCGGGGAAGAACGCCACCGATACCCAGGTTCAGGCCGCTGTCTCCGCGTACTGCGGGCAGGACACCGGCCCGTGCCGCGGCCCAGTCGGAGACAAGGGCGACACCGGACCGCAAGGCGTGTCCATCGCCGACGTGAACTTCGAACGCGACAACACCGGCACCTGCCAGGTCATCGTGACCCTGCACGACCCGGCGACCGGGAACGACTCGACCGTGACCCACCCGGCGGGCGACGCGGCCTGCCCAACCACCTCTTCCCAGTCCCCAACCCCCTGAGGAGTCATCGATGACCGAACCCACTCGTGCCGCCGGCAAGCTTGGGCGCCGCCCCAACGACCCCGACAAGCCCCGGCTGCGGCTCGCCCCGCGGCTCGACACCACTGTCCCCGCGCCGCCCGCGCTCGTCGACTGGCTCGACAAAGTCCAGTCGTGGCCCATGTACGCCAACGACCGCTACGGCGACTGCGTCTGGGCCATGATCGGCCACGCCATCGAGGCATACACCACCTACGGCAAGGGCGACACTGTCACGATCTCCGAAGCCGATGTGCTCAAGAGCTATAGCGACGTGACCGGGTTCAACCCCGATGATCCGTCCACCGACCAGGGAACCGTCATCCAGGACGCCCTGAACTACTGGAAGACGACCGGTGTCGGCGGGCATCAGATCAAGGCGTTCGCACAGGTCGACCACACCAACCCGGACGAGGTCAAAGCCGCACTGAACCTGTTCGGTGTGCTGCTGGTGGGCGTGAACTTCCCCGCTTCGGCGATGGACCAGTTCAATGCCGGCCAGCCGTGGGACGTGCTCGACAACGACGGCGGCATCGAGGGCGGTCACGCCATCCACGTCGGACACGCCGACACTGACAACGTCACCTACAACCTCGTCACCTGGGGCGCTGTCGAAGGCATGACCTCGGCATGGTGGGCCGAGTACGTCGAGGAAGCGTGGATCGCGGTCACTGACGACTGGCTGTCCGAGGCTGGTACGAGTCCGGGAGGGTTGGACCTGTATGGGCTCGGTGAGGACTTGTCGGCGCTGACTGGTGAGCCCAACCCGTTTCCCGCCCCCGAGCCCACGCCGGTTCCTGCACCGACTCCTACCCCTGAGCCTCCGGCCCCGTCGCCGGAGCCGGTAGACGACCTGGAGGCCGATCAGAAGTTCGCGGGCACTCTGCATCACTTTGTGCGGAACCCGTGGCTGTACAGCCCCCACCACCTCGCCCTGGTTGCCAGGAAGTGGCTCGACGCCAGGGGGTTGTAGATGAGGTGGGCTGACTACGCAACCGGCCGGCCCCCGGCCGCGGCAGTGAAGGCAGCCGGGTTCGGCGGGGTGATCCGGTACGTCGGTATCGGTGGTGGGGGCACGCTGCCGTACAAGCGGATCACCGCCGCCGAATACCAGGACCACGTTCGGAACGGGTTGCAGGTGCTGTTGGTGTGTGAAGCGTCCACCACGGACGCGTGGGGTGGCTACAACGCCGGTGTCACCAACGCCAAGGCAGCCCTCAATGACGCCCGCGCGCTGAGGATCCCCGACAGTGTCGGTATCGCCGCCGCTGCGGATGCGCACGCAGCGAACCAGGCTCAGATCGATGCTGCTGTGGCCTACGCACGCGGTTTCCAAGACGTGCTGGGGAAGGCCCGCACCGGCTTCTACGGGTTCTCCGAGACCGTGACCGCTGTCCGCAACGCGGGGATCGGGTCTTGGTACTGGCGGTGTGGCTCCCAGCCCAGCGCGGCGGAGAAGACCTGGACGCACCTGTGGCAGCGCAACGACGGAACCACGAAGGTCGCCGGGACCACAGTCGACATCAACGAGCAGTACATCCCCATCACAGCGCAGGAGGACGACTTGACCCCCGACCAGAGCGCGAAACTGGACGCGATCTACAACCAGCTCACCGGCTCCACCACGACGGGTGAGTACCCGGGCTGGCCGCAGCTCGACGGCAAAACTGTCGTGGACTACCTGGGAGAACTGCCTGACAAGGTGTGGGACTACCAGCTCAAGACGCCCGGCTGGGCCGACCCGAACCGTGTGGCCGCGGCTGGCGCGATCGTCGGCAATGCCGATGTGCACACCAACGCCATCCTCGACGCGATCGGGAAGGTCACTGTCGGTGGTGTCGACGTGAACAGTCTCGCCGCAGCGCTTGTGACCGCGCTCGGCCCAGAGGTGGCTAAGGCCATCGGAGAGAAACTGGTGGCCTGATGCTCAACGACAAACTCATCTCGTGGCTGCGCACCGTACTGCCCTACGCGTGGTCCCTCCTCGTCGCATGGCTCGTGTCGCACGGCCTGCCGCACGAGGTCACGGACTGGCTGTCCGGCATGGGTGAGCAGATCACCAACCTCGTCATCGCCGGGGTGCTGTACGGTTTCGCCCGCTGGGTGGAGCCGTATCTGCCGGGCTGGCTGAACGTCCTGTTCTTCGGCAGCCCGGCGACCCCCACCTACCTGGCCGCGCGTAGCGAGGAGTAACCCCAGTGGCTGGGTACAGCACTGGGGCGAAAGATGCTGGGGTCAACGCGATACGGGCGCTGTTGACCTCAAGTGCGGGCTACGTGTCCATGCACACCGGTGACCCGGGCACAACGGGCGCAAACGAAGTGACAGGCCGAACCGGGTATGCCCGGCAGGGCTCGACATTCCCTGCGGCGAACGGTGGGACTGGATCGCAGGGCGGCCAGGTCGCTGTGCCGATCGGGACTGCCGGGTCGTCGGTGTCCCTCACCTACTGGGGCCTGTGGACCGCCGCCACCGGCGGTTCATGGGTTACGGGGGGTGCCCTGTCGCAGACCGAGGTTTTCTCGACGGCAGGGGGCACAATGCAGTTCACCCCCACCCTCGCTGCTGCGGGGTAAGTGATGGCACTCGAAGCCGCATATGCCTTTGACGGCACCGGAACCACAGTGACAGACCTGTCCGGCAACGGGCGGGACCTGAACCTGACCGGCACAAACGGTGTCCAGGTGTCGGGTGGTCAGACTGGGAACGCGCTCGGCAAGACAGGCACCACCATGCCAGTCCTACCGAGCGCTGTTCTGGCCGCTTGTCAAACCGATGACCGCACCATCATGTTCGATGACAGCGACTGGCGCACCGTCACCTGGCTGGCCGGTGGGGTGTTCGGTGTCCTCGTCGGCCCCGATGACGGCATCCTGCTTGCTGCTGGGGTGTGGGACGTGTGGGGTCAGGTCCTGGACAACCCCGAGCATCCGATCGGCAAGCAGACCATTCGCATCACCTGACCGGCCGCCACCCTCTCTGCTGGCGGCTGTTGATGGCCCCGCGCTCCCCGCTCCCTCCTCAGGCGGGTTGAGCGCGGGGCCCCTTTCTTGCGTTGCGGGCATAGAACACGTGTTCTACCTTGTTGGCGTGTCCATCCTCGCTCGCCGCACCCCGGACGGGCGTGAGCGCTGGTTCACCCACCCCGCCGTGCTCCGCAAGCTCGACGGAGACTGGAAAGTCGTGCGTGACCTCACCGAGCAGGAAGAGCGCATCTTTCGACGCTGGGGTGACGGTCTCCCGCCGGAGCCGGAGCTACCGCGACCCAAAGGTCGCCGGACGCACGGCTAGCTCACATCTTCTTGCCGCACCGGGTGCAGCGCCATTCGCCCTTCACCTCAGAGTAGGTGTGCCCTCCCACACCGGCGGGGCACGAGTCGTCCTCTGAGACGATCTCGGCGCACACGTCAACAACCTGCTCGCGGGACACCCGGATGCTCGCGTACACGGACGAACCCTTCCGCGCTGTCGACCGGTGCACGTTCGCCGGGTGGAGCAGTAGTTCGTTCTGCTTCTGTGCCCAGTCGTCTGCTTCTTTGCCGACCTCGAGGAGCTGGGCGCGCATCCAGTCGGCCACCTCATCAGGGGATTGGAGCACCGCCACGCTGGGCGTCGCCTTCCGCGCTTCCGCCCCTGCCCGCTTCCGGTCCCCATCGCGCACGTCACGTCGCTCTACGTATCCCTGCCACATGCGGCACATCATCCCGTGCCGCGCTGAGGTGGTCAACGCCGCGGTCGACAGATGGGGCGTGTCGGAGGCGGCGGTCACAACATAATCTGTATTATGATTGTGGTTGTAAAACAGAGTTTTGGATCTTGAGGAGATGGCGATGCGTGACGCGCTAGGCGATCGCATGAAGGAGCAATACGAGAACCGCACCAGATATCTACTCCCGCGTCGCACCTACTCGGTGATCCGGCTCGACGGTAAGGCGTTCCACACCTACACCCGTGGTCTGCAACGCCCGTACGACCAGCAGCTCATGGACGACATGGCCGCTACTGCTCGCTTCCTGTGCGAGACCATCCAGGGCGTCGCGCTGGCGTACACCCAGTCAGACGAGATAAGCATCCTGACCGTCGACTTCGGCACCCCGAAGACCCAAGCATGGTTTGACGGGAACGTGCAGAAGGTCGTGTCGATATCGGCGTCGATGGCCACCGCGAAGTTCAACGCGCTCCGCCCTGGCAAGCTGGCGTACTTCGATTCGCGGGTGTTCACCATCCCCGATCCCGTTGAGGTCGTGAACTACCTCATCTGGCGACAGAAGGACGCCACTCGCAACTCCATCTCTATGGCCGCTCAGTCCCAGTTCTCGGCGAAGCAGCTCCATGGCAAGTCCTCCAGTGAGATGCAGGACATGCTGTGGTCGGAGCACGGGATCAACTGGAATGACTACGATCCAAGGTTCAAGCGCGGGACCGTGGTCTATCCAGAGCGGGTGATCGGGTCCGTAGAGTACGTCGACAAGCGAACTGGCGATACGAGGACTGCCGACAACGTTGAGCGCAGGGTGTGGACCATCGACGCGGCACCTATCTTCACACGCGACGCTGACTTCCTAGCCTCCTACCTACCGCAGGCCACGGTGGCGGCGTGACCAGCCTCGTCCCCACCTCTCCGGTTCCCGCGCCAGGTGGCGATGAGGACGGCTGGCGCGACACTCTCCAGCTCGTCGGGCAGTGGCTTGTCGAGTACAGCGGCAACAGCCGCGCCACCTATGCCGACGCCATCGGCTGGCCCTACACCGCCACCGGCAAATGGCGCGGATACGGCGCAGTCCGGCACTCCCTAGGCTGGCTGTCCTGGTGCTACACCCACAGTTTGCACGTCTTCGACGCCAAACGCCTACATGTCCTCGCCTGGGTCGATGAACTCAACCATTCGCGCCACCCTGACACCGGGAAACCGCTTTCGAAGCGGTCCCGCGCACACATGGTCGCGACCGCCTCAAGCTTCTACACGTGGTGCATGCGGGAGGGGCACACCGAAGCCAACCCCGTGTCGCTCGTTGACCGGAAGAAGCAGGGACTACGGACCAGCAAGGACAAGTCCCCCACCCGTTCCCTGTCCCGCCGCGAGGCGCACGCGATGATCCGCGCAGCCGACGCCGATCCTGTCGAGGCGGTACGAGCGAGGACCGCGGCACTGATCGCGCTTCTCTTCGAGGTCGGCCCCCGGGTTTCCGAAGTATGCAATGCCACCCTCGCTGACATGTACGTGCAAGACGGCCACCGCGTCCTACACGTCGAACTGAAGGGGAAGAAAGACCACGAGTATGCACTACCGGATCCGGTGTGCCGACGTATCGACGCGTACCTAGCATCGCGCCGCGACATGGACTTGCTGCCCGCGCGACGTGGCCAGGTCAACCACGCGACCTCGCCACTCTTCGCCACCGCGACAGGGAACCCGATCAGCCGGACCGAGGTGTGGACACTGATCAACCGTATTGCGAAGCTAGCCGGCATCGACCAGCCGGAGACCGTCCACCCGCACGTTGGCCGCCACACCTACATCACCGAAGCGCGCCGTCAGGGACGACAAACCGCTGACATTCAAGCTTCGGTCGGGCACGAGTTCGCTTCCACCACGGATCGGTATGGGCTGCACATCATCAATCTGGAGAAGAGCCCGGCCTACGGTGTCGCTGCCGCGTTCGAGGAGGACGAATAGCGCAGGCAGGGCGGAGGGCGTCTACTCCCCTTCGGAGTCGGCGTGGTCCTGGTCGATCGGATCGGGCTCGAACACCTCGCCAGTCTCGAGGTCCCAGATGTCGCCGTTGCTGGACTCGAAGAAGCTCACGGCTCCAACTCCCGAGTCGTGGCCTTCTCAACATCGGCCGCATACGTGACGAGCTCAGAAGCCAGATCGGTCAACAGGAACCCCAACGTTCGCAGTTCGTCTGCGGGTAGGTGGCCGTGTTCTGCCTGGTAGTCCAGCATCCGCTGCGCCGCACCACCCATGCCCTTGTTGACCTTCGACAGCATGTAGAGGAGCCGGTACTCCTCGGAGAGGCTCACCGGGTGCGCCGGAACGGGATACAGGTCGGGCAGTCGACCAGGCCGCGGATCGCGATGTGGTCGCGGGTGTCGTCCGCGGTGCATCCACATGATGTGGACAAGATCGTGAAATCGGGGGATGTGGACAGCCACACCACGTGGTGTCGTACCCCCGCGACCGCGGCGAAGCAGTCCACGGCGCGGCTTTTCACAGCTATCGACATGGTGTCTCCTGTGGCAGGCCGGTGGGTGCGGGGTAGTCGGGGTCACCCGCACCCACCGGTGTCGAGGCCCGGCCGTCCCGCCCTGGGGCCACCTGGGGGCGTGGCTGCGGGACGACCGGGGGTAGAGACCATGCGTGTGCCGCCCACTCCTCGGCACACACATGGCAGTCATAGACGGCGGGGGTGGGTCGCCTCGAACCAACGGTGAACGTGTCGCCGTCGATGAGTGCGACCGCTTCCCCCGCCGTGGGCTCGGACGGCACGCGCGTCAAGTGCCGGAGCCCATCAATCACTGGCTTGTAGCAGTCAGGCCATTGGCTGTCGTCGAAGTTCAGGGGGCCGCTCACATCTGCCCCCGATCGCGCCGGCCGCGTTCGATCGCGGCGTTCCGCAGATGGGTGATCAGTTGGACGACGCCGCGATCATCAAGCCGGGTCGGGTCGACTTGATCCCCAACCAGTAGCCCAAGCTCGACGTGACCGTTTTCCCGGAGGAGCACGAGTCTGATCGGGACGAGGCGTCCGTCCGCGTCGTAGCCGTAGGCGATCCACACCGGGGTATGGCGGGGCTTCGGAGACACGAGAACGCTCCTCCCAGGAGTCACTGTTGGCCGCCCTCCTCGCGTGCTTCGACGAAGGTGTGGGCGTGGGTGACGAGTTCCCGGTCCACGCCGGGCACAAAAATCGCTAGGTGTCGGCCGTCGACGAGGAGGGCGAAACGGACTCCGTGGTCGGTGCGCAGGCGGCCTGCGACGATCGGGACGGGGTTCCAGGCGAGGTCATAGGCGGTGGCGGACCATGTTTCGATCCAGTCCGGATTCACAGCTTGACCTCCTCCCCAAGGGGGCTAGAGTGGCCACAACGCCAACACTGGTGGTTCATGAACCAGTGTGTGGTTCATGAACCACCAGCGCAATGCTCCATTCGAGTGACACGCGAAGATGTGTCATGAACCGCTAAGCTGTGGTTCATGGCCGGAACCATCAGCGACACCCCAAGGTCGCGACTCCTCGGAGCTGAGCTGCGCAGACAGCGCATAGATCGCTTCAAGGGGTCCCTGCGAGCCTTCGCTGACGAGATCGGCTACAACCACTCCCTGCTCTCCAAGTGGGAACGCGGGGAAGTCCTCCCCAGCCTCGAACAGGTCGCCAACATCATCGGCAAGCTCGGGATTGTCGGGGAGGAACGCGACTACATCCTTGAGATGGCGCGCGCCGCCCGGAACCCCGACTGGCTCACCCCCGGGGTCGACCGGCAAGTCTCAGCTCTCATCGAGTTCGACCGCATCGCAACCCGCATGGTCTCGGTAGCGCCCCTATTCACTCCGGGGATACTGCACACCGAGGAAGTCGCCCGAGTCGTGCTCGCCAACTCAGGGTTCGACGACGAACAGAACGATCGGATCGTCACCACCAGGATGGGCCGCAAGGAAGCCCTCCTCCGAGAGGATCCACTGCGCTACGAGGCCTACCTGGGAATGCGCGCTATCACCAGACCACTCGGTGGCCAAACCGTGCATCTGAACCAGCTGCGCTACATCGAGAAAATGTCCGCGCTGGACAATGTCACAGTCCGAGCGATCAACGAGACAGATGACTTCACGCCAGCTGACATGGGCGCATTTGTGCTCTACGAACTCCCGGCGGGCGACCCGATTGTGTACTTCGAACACCACCGGTCCTCGATGTTCGCCCCCAAGAAGGACTTGCCCGCCATGGTGCAGGCTGTGGAGCGAGTCGAGGAGGTTGCGATGAGCCCCGACGCCACTTCGAGGCTCATCGCGGATGTCATCAGAGAGATGGAGACGACACAATGACGACAGTACCTCCCCCGGGGAAAGATGCGCGGGGATGGCGGAAATCGAGCTTCAGCGGCGAACAGGGCGACTGCGTAGAGGTGCTTGACCTGCCCGATGGCGGGTTCATGGTGCGAGACAGTAAGGACCTGAACGGGCCGGTTCTGCGATTCACCGCTGGCGAGCGGGCTGCGTTCATCACTGGAGTGAAGGCCGGCGAGTTCGACTGAGACCTGGCGACAGGATGCACCCCCGGGGCTGATGCTCCGGGGGTGTTTCAGTTCAGGGCTGCTCCTTGGTTGACCCGCTCGATGAACGCGGATGCCTGTTGGAAAAGGTGCCCGGAGACGGTTTTCTGCAGCACGATCCCGGCCGGTCCGGTGATGGTCATGTAGCCGACCCGGTCGTCCAACACCTTGTTGCGGCCTTTCTTTGCCCCGAATGCCAGCGGCCCGAGGAGCGCAAACCGGGTGATGGTGTAGCGGCCTGGGTCGCGGTTGATGCTGCCGGTCATCTGGAAGTCGCCGTGCAGGTAGCCGAGAGGGTAGCCGCGGCGTTGTTGTTTCCCGACGAGGAGTTGGTTTCGGGTGAGTGCCCAGTCGTCGAACCGGTACATCACGCCCTGCGCTCGGTCCAGCTTCGCTTGGGTGTTCTGGTTGGTGAGGGAGGCGATGAAGATGGCCACGATGACCACAGCGCCGAGGATGAGGAGGACGGCGGTGGGCGACATGGCGGTCTCCTTGTTGTTGGCTTCGCCGGTTCGTCGCCGAGGAGGGTGAGGGTGTTACGAACGGGGCTGCCAGTTCTCCCATTAACGTCCCACTTTGGGGCCATATTGGGACCGATCTACACCCACGTAGACCTAAGTTGCATTCGTGAACCCCAACGTAGACCTACGTGCGCCAACGATTCTTTTCACTAGTGGATGAACCGAAGGGTTGTTGGTTCGAGTCCAACCGGGGGAGCAAAACCCCAGGTCAGAGACCTGGGGTTCTTTCATGTCTCGAACGCGACACACCGGTTCTCCCACAAACTACCCACCTTCAGCAGCCCCGGACTCCCCCACCATGCCCTCCAACGCGGACGCCGCCACGTCGTTCGCCGCGAACTTCTTCCTGTAGTGACGCTCCACCACCGCCACCGTGTTGCCCAACTGGTCGGCGATCATGGTGGTCGGCAACCCGGCCTCCTTCAACACGTCGGTCACCGTCTTGCGCCACACGTGTGACGTGATGCCCGGGTAGCCGATCTCCACGAACGCCTCCTGCAACCGGTTGATCACAGTCGACGGATCCAGCCACCGGCCCTTGTTTGACGGGAAGATCGCCCCACCCCCCGATGCCAGCTTCAGGCGCTGCCACGTCGGAACAGACCACTCCGGCACCCGCAGATCCAGTTCGGGCTCGCCACTCTTCCGGAGCGGTTCCCGCACGATCCCCTCACCGGTGACCCGAACCAGGTGGTAGCGGACCAGCACCCGCCGGTTCACGGGATCGATGTCGTCGCCGTCGAGGGCGAGGAGTTCCCCGATGCGCACACCGGTGGAGAGGGCACAGTCATGCACGTCCGGGAGTTTCTTCCACACCCTGGCGCGGCCCCCGAGACTGCGTCCGCGCTTGTCGTACTGTTTGCGCTCGGCCAGGGCGATGAGCTTGGCCTTCACGTCGGCACGCTCGGTCGCGGTGAGTGCCCGCACCTCCTTCTTCTCCCCCGCAACGAGCCGGCCGACCGACTTCACCGGGTTGATCCGCATCGCCTGGTTACGGATCGCATAAGCGCAGATACCGGACAGCACGGCCCGAACCGAGTGGGCTGAGGAGTAGCTGCGTTCATCCCGCGCGCGCTGGATTAGCCTGTCGAAGCTGCTGGGCATGTGTTCGGCCTCGCGGGCCAGGAGTTCCCCGATGGCGGGTTTGACCCAGTTCCGCACATAGCCCCCGTACATGCGGACGCTACTTTTGGCCATGCCGCCCTGGTTGGCGACACGGGTAACCTCAGCAAGCCACAGGTCCGCGATCGTGGACATCCGGGTGTCGCCGTTGATTGCCCCGGAGGTAGCTTCGTTCGCGAGGATCGTCATGCGATTCTTCAGCGCGTTGACGGCTTTGGTTTTGGTGGGGCCGGTGCGGCGAACCTCTTTGCGGCTGCCGTCGGCGATCCGCATGTAGGCGCGGGCCTCCCAGCGGGTGTAGGTGGTGCCGTCCCGTTTGTGTCGGGTTTCGGAGCGGGTGGTGATCTCCCCGTAGCTTCCGATCGGGGTTGGTGGCCTCGCCATCAGTCGACAGCCTGCGGCCAGCGGCGCTTCTGTCCCGGTTCGACTACATCCATGAAGGTCGCGAGGCCGTAGCGTTCCAGAGTTTTGATCATATCGTCTCGTATCTCATCGGAGTGCTTCTCCAGGGCTCGTTCGATGCGTCTGGAGGTGCGCCTGTGGCTGCCGCGGACGAAGCGGCACACGACGAGTGCGGCCAGGAGGATGACCGCGGACACCCACACAATGATCATGAGGGCGAGCGTGAAGTTTGAGGCGAGGGGGCGCCAGTCGTTGACCGCCGTGAGCCAGGTGACGAGCCCGGAGAGCAGGGATACGACTGCGGCGAGGACGAACATCTCTCCAGCAAGACGGTCAGTGAAGGTTGTGTGACGGTGGGTCGTCTTGGACACCGGTTTACCCTCCGAAATGGGCGTGTGATGTGTGTCTTACCCGTTTAGGTTCCCCCCGACTCGCCAGTTTGTTACTACTAGTGACGTTTCGTTCGCCCGTCTGCCGTAGTCGAAATTTCAAGTTGGTCACATCGCGTCATGTTTCGGAGGCTCGCGAGTCCTAGCTCGTTTGGCCATGCTTGCGCTGGTTCTCCTCCATTTTGACCCGCTCAACACCGTTCACCCACGCCGCGACATGATCCATCGACCCGGTTACCGCATGAATCAGGTCAGCTACCCACAGCATTTCCTCGCGGGTCATGGCCGCGATGTCTTCACGAGTGACAGGCGTTTTCGTCGCTATCCGTAACCGGGATTCGGGCTTCTTCTCGGGCATCCTCCCCGCGCGGAAGAGGTGATCTGCCGTCCCGGGCTGCCACTTCAGGCCGTCGTCGAGGGCCGCTTTCGTGCCCGCCCGAATCTGGGTTCGGGTTGCCTTCTCAATGGCCTGCACGGAGTCGAGGGTGATCCCGGCCAGTCTTGCTAGCTCCCTCTGGGAGATGCGGAGCTGGCCGCGGCGGGCGATGACGGCGTCCGCTAGTGCCTGTGCGTGAGGGGGCATGCGGGCATGATGGCAGTTTGCTGCTTTCACCGACAGTGAATGACCTGATACGTACTGGTTAAACCAGTCTTTGGTAGTGATCAGGCAGCTGCTTTCTGTCCTTGATGACCTGGTTTCTCGACCCCGTTGACCGTTTAGGCTTGAAACCATGTCAAACCAGGTCTATGGTGACCGGTATGACGGGAACCAACGGAGACCAACGCACCGCCATCGATGGCGACGCCCCGGACCGTCTCGCCTACCGGCTCAAGGAAGTCGCCACCCTCCTCGGTGTCTCGATCTGGACCGTCCGGACGCTCATCGACAACGGGCAGCTCAAGCACCGCAAAGCGGGCAAATACAACATCGTGTCCCGCAGCGAGATCGAACGCTACTTGGCCGCGGACGAGAAGCAGTCCGCCTGACAGAAGAGCGGGCCGAGTGCTGCAACACCCGACCCGCAGAACCCCACAACGAGACCTTAGGAGACTCTCGTGGAGCAACCCATGCTATCCGACTTCTCATCATTCCACTGGAACGGCGCCGAACTCCACGCCTGGAACCAGGGGGACATCGCCGCCCTGGAAGGCGCGGGACGCGGCTCAAACCCCTACAAGTCTGGCCCACTGTTCGACGCGTGGGACCAGGGCTTCCTGGGATTCCCGTTGGCGTCGCCGGGCCGGCATGACGTGGATGTGATGGACGGCGCGACCCTGCGCACTGTGCCGTCTCTGCGTGCCGAGTTTGGCGCGCATGGCTGGTCGACGGGTCAGGGTCTGCACCGGAACCGCGAGTGCGACGCCAACACCGGGCAGGAAGCGCAGGTGGCGGCGTGATCCAGGACGAGGCCGAGCGGATCCGCATCGCTCTCGCCGATGCCCTCGGCGCCCCCCACACCCTGACCATCGACGAACTCGTCGACTGGGCACGAGAGCTCCGCAGCGAGTTCAGCGCTGTCACTGCCCGCTACGGAAGGCAGCATCGCCACGTCGTTGACGTGCATCTGCCCGACAACACGGGCGAGGTGGCGTGATGAGCAAGGCACGCATCAGCCATGAGGACCTGGAGCTGGCCGTGAAGGCCCTGGCCGAGGCCCGTGACAAGGAGCTGACTTCCGCGAAGAAATTCCCGCAGTCGGCTTACTGCTGGGAGGCGCGAGCGGAAGGGCTGCGGCTCGCCATCGCGCTCCTCCACAGACGGAGCCATGGCGCCTACGGCCAGTCCCTCGAAGAGCAGGACGCGGAGGCCGGCAAGTGATGCCTACTGCTGTCGAGTCGAAGCCCACCGAGGCGGGCGATGTCATCTCGGACATTTGGGATGGCGCGAAGACCGGTGGAGCACTGTTGGCCGGCGCGTTCGTGGCGGTTGTCTTCGGACTGAATGCCGTCAACATCGCCGATGGGCTTTTCCCGCATCTGCGGGGCGGGGCACAGTTGACGGTGCAGTCCACTGCCGCCGTGGCGGGGATGCTCTTCGCAGCTCTTCTGCTGTGGGGTATCTCCCGCCTGGCTCGGGTCCCGGTGGTGCAGCGATGACCACCGTGCAACGCAAACTCCCGTACCGCAGGGTCAACAACAGTGAGTCCCGGACCGAGGTAGCCGAGTTTCGCTACAGCAAACAGCTCCCGTTCGAGGTGCATTTGACCTTCCCGGGGGCGATGGTCGGCACGGTCACGACATGGGTGATGTCGAGGGAACTTCTCATCGAGGGCACCCTTCAGCGCACTGCGGATCCGGATGCCGGTGATGTGCTGGTGCGTGCAGTGGATGACCCGCAGGCTGTGGAGATCACGTTACGTCCCCCGGGCTTGATGACTGTGCTGCTGTTCGAGTGGGAACCGTTTACGCAGGCGCTTGCAGAGTCCTGTCGCCTTGTGGGCTACGGCGAGGAAGCGGCCGTGTTTGACGTGGACATGTGGCTTGCTGGTGAGTTCCCGGGGGTGGCGTGATGCGTCCCTTGGTTGTTGTTGTCGCGGCCTCTGTGGCTGCTGCCGCTGTCGCTGCTGCTGGTGCGCTGTTTCTGCCTGCGGGGCTCGAGGCTGTGCCGGTTGGGTGGCGTGTGGTGCTCATCCTCATCGCCCTCTACCTCCTGGCACGGGTGGTGTGGATGCTCATCACCGCTGCCCCCTACCTGCCCTTGGCCGTGTTTGAGGCGAACCCGGGCCGGCATCGGGCGGTGGCGTCATGCCCGCAGTGAAGCGCAGGCCGATCACGACCCGGCAGCGGCAAGTCCTCATCCTGCTGTCCGAGGGGCTGTCTTCGGCTGGAATCGGGCGACGGTTGGGGATCTCGGAGGAGACCGTGGCGATGCACCTTCGTCTGGCTTATGCACGGTTGGGGGCGCGGGGTGGTGCGCATGCGGTGCGGATCTGTTTCGAGCGCGGGATTTTCGAGGTGACGCGATGATGCCGCGTCAGTTGCCGGTGCAGGTCGCCACGATCCGCGAGTTCTGCCCCGTGTGCAGCGAGTCGAAGACTCCTAGCCAGGTGCTGGCAGCGGTGCCCGGTGGTGACGCGTGGGTGCTGGTGCCCTGCCCGCACTGCACCAACCCGTTTCCGCTCCTGGCTGTTGTGGAGGGGCATCGTGAAAAGGCTTCGTAGGGCCGCCGTGATTGCTGCAGTGGGCGGGTTCCTCTTCGGCTCCCGTATCGCCGACTGGCTCCGGTGGCTCACCGACTCCTACCCGACCGAACAGACAGCTTGGACCGAGGCGGATCAAGACGCCTACGACCAGCACTACCAGAACACGAGGAAGACCAAGTGAACCCGCGTTATGACATCAATGGGGTTATGTGGGTCGACGCGGAACCCGTGCGGAAGCATGTCCGTGCACTCATGGCCAGCGGCCTCGGGTGGCAGCGGATAGCGACGAAGGCCGGTGTCCCTCAATCCACGCTGAGGGCTCTCCTGTACGGCGGCCCGAAACCCCGGCAGTACACGCACATCATGACCGCGAAACGACTGCTCGCCCTGTCTGTGACTCTCAATGACTTTGCGGGTCGCGCCCAGGTTGATGGGACGATCACGCGTCGGAAACTGGAAGCGTTGATCGCGATCGGCTGGTCGGCACAGAAGATCGGGGCGATGTTGGGGATTCGTCGCCAGCACGTCAAGTTGATGTTGATACGGCCCACGGTTTCGGCACATCGGGCGCGGGCAGTGCGTGACCTGTTCGAGAAGATGTGGAACACCCCTCCCGCCCGGTTGACTGTCGAGGACAAGCGTTCGTACACCTCCACGATCAGGCTGGCAGAGGCCAAGGGGTATCGGCGGCCCATGGATTGGGTTGATATCGATGACCTGGATGAGCAGCCCGTTGACGAGGTCGATGACTACATCGATGAGGTCGCGGTGCGGCGGGTGGTTGATGGTGGGGATCCGTCGATCCTGACCGCTACGGAGCGGCTAGCGGCTGCTCTGGTCTTGATGCGCGTGAAGGGCTACAGCCCTAACGGTGCGGCCCGGCGGCTTCGTATGTCGTACAAGAAGGTGCTGGAGCTGGCGGCATGAGCGAGGTCTTGAATCCGGTTGATCTGGAGCAGCAGATCATCGCGGTGAAGAACAGTTGTCACCAGGGCGTGAGGGTGTTCACCGAGAAGCATCGCGCTCTGCTTGAGGCTGAAACCGCTTTCGAGCATGCCCGCTCTCAGGCGTTCCTGGCGCATGACGGGCCGCAGACAGAGAAGCGCCACGCAGCTGAGCTGGGTGCTGCCGGCGAGCGGAAGGCGATGGACTTCGCCCGGGTGGAGTTCGAATACACCAAGCGGAAGCTCGAGGTGTACATGGCCGAGCTGTCCGCCCTTCAAAACTTGAACCGTGGGGTGCGAACCATGTTTAACGCTGAGCGGGGGTATGGGTCATGACGGAGAAGTCTTGTCCCAACCCGGAGCTTCCCCGCTTCTTCGGGCTCGCGGGAGCCATTGAACGGCGCCGTCAGAAGGATCTTGATTCCACGCATGTGGTGGTGGAGTGCGAGTGCCGCGGCTGGCATGTCGTGCCCGTGGCCACGATCCCTGAGCGCGGTGCGGCATGAGGTGGCTCCGACGCATGCTCGGGTTCGGCGACGTGCTCACCGAGCTTCACGACATGACCGCCCGGTATCTCCACGCGTGCGACCAGGAAGCCGCCGCCTACCGGCACGCCGCGGCCGTCGAGAAAGCCATGGACGAGGTGCGGGCCCGAGAGGCCAGCACCAGGAAACTGTTCACCGACCTGATTGAGCCGCCGACTGTGGGCGAGTGCATCAAGGTGCGGTTGCGTAGCCGCAACGAGGCGGATGCGTTCGCGCGTCGGGTTGAGCGCGAGTCTGGGGCACCGGTGGGGGCTTTGGAGGCGGTGCAGTGTCGCCGCTGTCCCCGGCAGCCTGTGACGACGGAAAAGTTTTGGCATATCCGGCATGTGCGTCCGTCGCAGCGGAATCTTCATGGGTCGCAGTATGCGCATTCGCGGCCGCGGGAACTTGGGCGTATCTCGCCGGCGGATATGGCGAAGCTGAAGGCCCGGTTTGGGGGTGTGTCGTGAAGCCTGAGCCCACGTTCACGCTCACCCGTTGGATGTGCATCCTCGCCGTCACCTGCCTCGCAGTGAGCGCGCTCTTCATCGCCATTCCCTACGGGCAGAACGGTTGGATCATGCACCACAGCATCCAACACGCACCGACCGGTCAGGTTGTTGCCTGTCGCGGCGACTGCAGCCGCTAACCCCCAAGACCACCAAGGGAGACGATGGATGAGCGAGATCGAACTCAACGAGATGGATGCCCGCAACCGGGCGTACGACGCCGTGTTCGCTGAGATCCGGAAGAACCAAAGCGCGGTCGAGCTGAATGCCGCGATCTGGCGGCATGTGCATGTCGCGCTCGATGCTGCTCTTGGACCGGTAGACGGTGAGGTCGAGGCGGCGATAGAGCGGCTGGTCCGGGAGCGGGATGAGGCGCGGGAGACGCTGCGTCTGGTGCGGCGAAGCGCATTGGCTGAGATGTCGGCTGACGGCCTGGACATCCCGGTGATGGTGTGCATGACGCACGGCCGTTTCGTCCCTTGTCGCCGTGACGAGCCGCACCGGAAATCTACTGACCTGGCGGATGTGGCCCGGGTGCGGGCCTACCAGAACGGTGATGTGCCGACCTGGACTGAGCCAGGCCACGAGGAGGAAGCGTGAGCGACACTCGAACTCCTCTGGAAACGAAGGCGCTCGAGCTGCTGGTGTGCCTTGTTGATTCTGACGACTGCTGGTTTGACCACCACGGAGGTTGTCAGGCGCATGGGTATCTGAGCTTGGCGCCTGGCGAGATCTGCCCGGTCCGTGAAACGAAGGACCTACTTGACGAGCACGGTGTGGAGTGGCGGTCGTGAAGCGGAAGCCTCTTCAGCGCCGTACTGGCCTGAAGACCAACACCCCGCTCCGGGCGTCGAAGCCGATGCGGCGGGATGCGGCAGTGCCGGGCAAGTCCCCTGTGAACCCGGTCAAGCCGAAGTCGCGGAAGCGGGAGCCTGGAGAGGTCAGGGCGCGGGCTGTGGTGCGGGCACGCTCCGGTGGCATGTGTGAGATCGCCATCCCCGGTGTGTGCCTCGGGCGCGCCACGAACTACTCCCACCGCGTGAATGCTTCGCAGGGCGGGGAGTACGCGGCGGCGTCAGCCCTGGATGCGTGTGGGAGTGGGGTTACAGGCTGTCATGGGTGGCTCCACGCGAACCCTGCGGGGGCCTACGCCAACGGCTGGCTGGTGAAGTCCTGGGACGACCCGCTGGCTCGTCCTGTGGTGAGGCGCGGCCAATGGGTCGTGTTGGACAACGAAGGCGGGTACACGCCCGCCCTGGATAGTCGGGGAGCAGCGTAATGGGGGCAGTGGAAGAGGCGAAAGCGGAGCGGGAAGCCTGCCCGGTCCTGGCGGGTTGCCCCAAGGCCGTGGCGAAACAGGGCAAGCGGGACGCCCGGCAACTCGCCACGGACGTGCGGGAGATCGACCCTGCCCAGGTGTGGGGCCGTATGGCGACGTGGCACCGCAACGAACCGGAACGCCTGTTCATGGCGCTGGTTGTCCTCGCGGTGCTCGTCCCGGTAGAGGCTGAGGTGCCGACGTGGGTGACCAAGTTGGATGGCGGGTTGGCAGCGCTCCTGCCGCCGGCGCCGCGTATCCCCAGCCAGACAAGGGGTGCGGCGTGATGCACCTCGAGGACTTGTTGCGGGCACTGTCCGAGCCTGAAGCGTCATGGCAGGACAGCGCCCTGTGTGCCCAAACCGATCCGGACGCGTGGTTCCCGGATAAGGGCGGGTCGACCCGTAGCGCCATGGCCACCTGCAAAGCATGCGAGGTGCGGTCGGAGTGCCTGGAGTACGCGCTCAAGCACGACGAGATGTACGGGATTTGGGGTGGGGTGCCGGAGCGGGAACGCCAGAGGATCCGGGCCCAACGCAACCGTGAGGCCGGGGCGCTCCGCAAAGCGGACACGCGGGCTCGGGATGCCGAGATCGCCCAGCTCGATGTGGAGGGGGCTCCGGCGTGGCAGGTGGCGGAGCAGGTGGGGGTGTCGCCGCGGACTGTGGTGCGGTCCCGGCGCCGCCGCGAAGCGGCATGATCGAAAGAGGGACGAGACATGGACGACAGAGTGCCGGACCTGGGTGACGCGATCGCGGACCACCTGCAACGGGAGGGAGAGATCCCTCCCGGCGGGCAAGCGGTCGAGATCAGCTACATCATTATGGCGAAGGTACGGGTGCTGCACGACGACGGCAGGATTGTGCCGACGTATCGACCGATCGTTTCACGCAGCATCGAGCCCGACTCGTATGAGGGGCTTGCCGCAAGGCTGATGGATGAGGCAGTCAAGGCCCGCAGTTGGGGTTAGATGCGGCTACGGGTGCCGTCTCCTGGCCGGTCGGAGAACACCGGTCGCTGGTCGCTTCCGGTGTCGGCGAAGTCACCGGATGCGTGCGGATCCAACATCAACCGGATGATCCACTCCAAGGCGCGTTGTTGGGTGCGGGTGAGCCGCGACCAGTTCTCCATCAGCCCGGACGGGGGCAGCTTCAGAGGTTCGTCGGTGGGTTCGGGCTCGGGGTCGTAGCCAGCTAGTTGCAGGGCCTCGGCCCGATCCCAGCCCAGACCCTTGGCGACTGATATGACGAAAGTGCGGGATGGGGGTGCTTCTTTGAAGTGCTCCACCCCGCCAGTGTCTTTGCCTAGGGATTCGTAGCCTTGCTCAACCTGGCCCCACCTTGAGCGTCCTACTCCACAGACGAGGGCGGCTTTGGCTTGGGACAGGCCGGCTTGTCGGCGGCGGCGTTCCATCTCGATGCCGAATGGTGTCTGTGGGGGTTTGTCCTCAGGCATGTGGACAGTGTGGCTTACTAGCTGTGGTGACGCTACCTACAGTGCGTCAGAGTGACGTGGCGACGCCACTAGCGGGCGATACTAGTTGCACTAGCCCATGCTAGGGAGTAGCCTGGTGGCATGATCCCAGCGAACAGCCAGGAGGTCACCGGCGAGCGGGGCGCCTTCGGTCAAGGCATGCGTGACCGCCGCCTCTACCTCGGTCTCTCCATCGAGCTCGCCTCCACCCTCTCCGGAATCTCACGTGCCCGCTGGTCCCAGCTCGAACTCGGCTACGAGGTCATCGGCCGAGACCAGAACGGGGTCGTGCACCGCAAGCAGGCCAAGCCCAGTCCCCCCACCGTGCGGAAGATCGCACACGTCCTTCAGTGGCCCACCATCGAGGCTTTCGCAGCCGCCGGTATCGACCCCGACGATGAACCGCCACCGGCTATTGAGGCCGATGACCGTGACCGCAAGGCCGTCATCCTCGAACTCGTGAACGACATGCCACCCGTGGTTCAGGACGGGCTGGTGAAGTTCATCCGGGCAATGAAGTACCCGCACGGGGTTGAGGTCCCTGACATGCGAGCCGCCTCCTAACCACCTGTAACCAGCCGTATCCCGCATCCGGGTTACGGCTACGAGTCATCCCCAAAAACCATCCACAACACCATCACGCAGGGGAGCAGTAACCGAAATGGCATTGAAGACGAGGCGCCCGACCGGGGCGGTGCCGTGGCCCGTCATCCTGGTCGAAGGGGGCGAGAAATCCGGAAAATCCTTTGGCGCGGCCCAGTTCTCCGCCTCCGAGCGGGTCGGGCAAACCTACTGGATCGACATCGCTGAGGGCGCGGCCGACGAGTACGGCGCCATCCCTGGCGCCCGCTACCTCGTGGTCGAGCATGACGGCACCTTCCACTCCATCTACACCGCAGTCGAGGAGGTCAAGGCCGAAGCGCAGAAGGCCGCCGAAGTCGGTGATCCCCCAGTTGTGCTGGTGATCGACTCGATGACCGCCGAGTGGGACCTACTGAAGGACATGGCGGCTCTCCGGGCCCGCAAGTCACCGGCCAACCAGAAGCGCCTCGCCGCCGATCCCGGAGCGGAGGTGAAGGTGCCGATGAACGTGTGGAACGAGGTTGGCGCGAAGCACCGCCGCCTGATGACCACACTCCTCACGTTCCCGGGGATTGTCGTTCTGATTGCCCGAGGCAAGGACGTGGCCGCACTCGACGACTCCGGGAAACCGATCGAAGGGTCGAAGGAGTACAAGGTCGAGGGCCACAAAACCCTGGCGTTCGACTCCTCCGCATGGGTGCGCCTGTCCCGCGACCACGCCCCCATGGTGATCGGGTTGCGTTCGGTGCACGCCGGGATGCGGCCGGGTGTGGACAAGCCGAAGCCGGCCCCGCAGTTCACGCTGGAGTGGCTGGTGTTCGACGTGCTCAAGTGCGACCCGTCGAAGGCACATGTTCGGGACCTGAAGGACGCCTCCGAGGCCCCGGAGCCCGAGTCCGGCGAGGAACTGTCGGCGCAGCGGGAACTGCTCCAGGTCAAGCATGAGGTCGCCGAGGCTGCGCAGGCGATCGGCTGGGACAAGGACAAGTTCATGGCTGCGTATGCGGAGGAGCATGACGGGGCGAACATCTCGAACGCCACAGTGGAGGATCTTCGTGGGTTCCGGGACTTCCTGAAACTGTGTGCCCAGCAGCCTGCCGAGCCTGCCGAGAAGCCTGCTTTGGCTCCTGTGAGGGACGCAGCATGAACGACAAGCCACACGTCTTGCACGTCAGTGAGGACTTCGAGCCCGATTTCCGTGCCGCCTCGTTCGACCTGGAACACCACCCGGACTGCCCGACCGAGCACTTCGAGTTCGGCGAGTATTCCGGAATCAGCTACCTGTGCTTGGTTGGCCGGTTCGTCTACGAGGAAGGAATCGACACCTTCTTCCGTCACGTCGCGGATACCTCGGAAGACGACGGAAAGGAAACGCTGGCCCCAGGAACGCACCAGATCGAGCCGTGGGAGAACACGTGGCGCAACTATGCGGGCGGGTTGGAGTGGGAGGGCGGTCTTTGCGTCGCCAAACCTGAAGCTGGTGCGGCGTGAGCGGGCCGACGTTCCTCGTCGAGTGGCGGGATGGCGACAGCGACCCCGAAGGCGACGACCTTCACTCCCTCGAACACGGCACCCCGGCCGATGTGCTAGGCATCCTCGCCGCCGTCATGGACGGCAACGCCTGGGATGTGTCGATCCTCCAGAACGAGACCGAAGACACGGAGAAAGCAACATGATCAAGACCACAATGAGGAAGGCGCGCTTCGATCACGACTGTACGGGCTGCCCGCGCACCATCTATCCCGGCGAAACCTACTACGAGCACGTCGCCTACCCGAACGACCCGGATCTAGGCAACGAGGGCTGGTGGCGAATCAAGACTTGCTTCGTATGCGAGGACAAGTACAACCTCGCCCTCGCTGCCAGGACGGGGACCTCGGCATGAGCGACCGTATCGACGTTGACGCCATCCTGGCGTCTCTCCCGCCCGCGTTTGATGACCCAGGCGAGAACCCGTGGGGTGGCGCCAACCTGGAGAAGTGCGGCGACCCCGCATGCCGGTGCGCTGGTTTGAGCGTCAGCAGCGCCGAAACCCGCATCCGCCAGACCCTGGGCCTGATCGCTGAGATGCGGGGCTACCAGCTCCACGAGGGTGAGCGGGACCGCCTGGACGAGATCGCCGCCGCCCTCCGCGGGGAGGAACCGGAGGAGCAGCGACAGAAGCCGTACTACCCGCACCCGACTAACCCCCCGCCTGGTCATGCTGGCGGACGACTCCCATGGGGCATCTGATGGCCGCCTTCGCTGAGGAGCAGGCCGCCCGGGACGAGATCCTTGCCCGCGCTATCGCCGACGGCCACACCACTGTCCCCGGTATCGCGGACGAGTGCCGCCGCTGGTCGACCTGTGACCGCTGCGGCTGGCGCTCCCCCGAGGCCCGCTGGCTGATCGAGCAGATCAACACGGAGGACGACCACGCCGTCTTCGGCTGCACCGCCGTTGTCGAGCAGGAGCCGATCGACATCGACCTGAACCTGTGGCCCTACCCCGAGCCGTGGACTTTCACTCGCACCCTCCAGCCCCTCAACACCATCCACGTGTACCGGCCGGCGAACCCCGGTTTCGTTTCGAGTCGCACACCACAAGCAAGGAGCAAAGCGGCATGAACGACATGTGGACTCTGCCGCCGTATGCAGCGCACTTTCTCAGCGACGACAACCTCTTCGCAGTCACGAAGTGGATGACAGACAACAACATGGTGCGTGCCACCACTCAACACCTGGTTACCGTCAACAACAATGTGATCACCTACGGGCGGGATGATTCCCCGCCGGCCGTTCGCGCAGCCCAGCGTGACATCGTGACTGTCACCCGGCCCATGTTGACACCGCCACCGCCGGTGCAGCTCCCGGACCTCCAGCCGGACGAACTCGACGCGCTGATCGAGGTGTTTACCAAACACGAGTGGTCGGCAGGGTTCGGTGGGGTGTGTGTCGATTGCAGCCGCATCGAGATCTGTGACGGCAACCTGTGGTGCCGGCGTGACGACGCCGCCTCGTGGCCCTGCGAGACCGTTCGGGAAGCGATGCGCAAGGCTGGGCTTAGTGTCCCCGGCGAGCCGGATCGTCCGATACGGATCCTGGGTGATTGTCTCAGTGAGCGCGACAACGAACGCGTATTCGGCCTGTCGGCTCGGGAGTCGGCGTGAACGTCTCATACACCGAGTTCCTCGCACGGAAAAAGGCCACAGTAACCGCGTCCGGCCGCAATGTTGATCCAGGCGATGTGCATCCGATGCTGCACCAGTGGCAGGCGGAGATCGTGCAGTGGGCGGTGCAGGTCGGGCGCGCCGCAATCTGGGCGGACACGGGGCTAGGGAAGACCTTCCTCAGCCTCGAATGGGCGCGGTTGTCCGGCGACACCGCCCTCATCGTCGCCCCTCTCGCCGTGTGCCAGCAGACGGTTCGGGAGGCCGCGAAACTCGGGACCACGGTCCGCTACGTCCGCAGCGGTGCAGAGATCACGGGTCCCGGAATCTGGATCACCAACTATGAGATGGTCTCCAACTTCGACCCCGCCATGATCGACGCCGTTGTACTGGACGAATCGAGCATCCTCAAGAACTCGGACGGCAAGACCCGGAACCTGCTCATCAAGCATTTCGCGGCTGTTCCCGCCCGCCTGTCGTGCACGGCCACGCCGGCCCCGAACGATCCCGAGGAGCTCACCTCGCAAGCCGAGTTCCTCGGTCATTCGACCAGAACCAACATGCTGGCCGCCTATTTCGTCCACGACGCGGATGGGTGGCGCATGAAGGGCCACGCCCGCGGCCCGATGTTCCGATGGATGGCGACATGGGCGCTCGCTATCCGGAAGCCATCAGACATGGGCTACCCAGACGAAGGTTACATGCTGCCCGGGTTGGAGATCGCTCCGCATCTGCTGTCGGTAGAGGTTGAAGCGGAAGGACAGTTGTTCGCCACAGACCTCGGTGGCGTCGGCGGCCGGGCGAAGATCCGCAAGCAGACGATGGAAGCCCGCTGCAAGCGCGCGGCGGAACTGGTTCTGTCCGAGCCCGCCGAGCCGTGGCTGATCTGGTGCGGGCTCAACGATGAAGCCGAACTACTCGCCGAACTGACCGGCGCGGTGAACATCCACGGTGGGCTTTCACCTGAAGACAAGGCGGCCGGCCTCCTCGGTTTCGCCGATGGTGAGATCACGCGGCTGGTCACCAAGCCATCCCTTGCCGCGTTCGGGCTCAACTGGCAGCACTGTGCCCGCATGGTCTTCGTTGGCCTGTCCGACTCCTACGAGTCCTACTACCAGTCCATCCGCCGCTGCTACCGGTACGGCCAAACCAGGGTCGTTCAAGCACACATCGTGCTCTCCGAACTTGAATCCGCTATTGCCGCGAACGTCAGACGTAAGGAACGCGAGGCCAGCAACGTAACCGCCCATCTCGTAGATGCGATGCAGTCTGCGCGAACGGAGATTGCGGCATGACCGAATGCCTTGAATGGACAGGAGCCAAAGACTCTAGCGGGTACGGAATCCGCCGAATCAATGGCCGGAATTTCTCCGTGCATCGGCTGGCATGGATTGAGGCATACGGGCCACCTCCAGCCAGCGCGCCGCTTGTGCCGCATCGGTGCGATAACCCGCCGTGCTACCTGATAGATCATCTGTTCGTCGGGACTGTTGCAGACAACGTGGCCGATCGAGAAGCCAAGGGACGTGGGGTCAACCTCCCTGCTGCCAATAACGCCATCAAAACGCGTTGCCCAGCCGGGCATACGTACTCACCAGAGAACACGCGCACTCGGAACGGCAAGCGCTATTGCAAGGCCTGCGATCGAGATCGAAAGCGGGAATCCCGTGCACGACAGCAACAGGAGGCAGCATGATCGACGACTACCAGACCGCCGACGACCACGGCGAGAACTGGACACTACTGCTCGGTGACTCGTGTGAACGCATGGCGGAGATCCCCGACGACTTGGTTGACCTGTCTGTGTGCTCTCCGCCGTTCGACAGCCTGTACACGTACTCGCCATCGATGCGCGACTTGGGAAACTCTGCTAATCGGGTCGAGTTCCTCGACCACTACCGCTACATCGTGGAGCACCAGTTGCGGGTCACCAAACCCGGCCGCAACGCCTGCGTCCACGTCCAGCAGATCGCCACCAAGAAGGCTGTCGACGGGTTCATCGGACTCACTGACTTCCGGGGCGATGTTATCCGCCTCTTCCAAGAGGTCGGCTGGATCTTCTACGGCGAGGTCACTGTGTGGAAAGACCCACAGGCCCAGTCGATCAGGACGAAGGCGCACGCCCTCGCCTTTGCCACCAAGAACCGCGACAGTTCCAAGACCCGGCCCGCGCTCGCCGACTATCTGCTGATCTTCAAGAAGCCCGGCGACAACGCGATGCCGATCCCCCACGACGCCACCAAGGGGGAGGTCACCAACGACGACTGGATCGAGTGGGCGTCCCCGATCTGGTTCGACCGCTCCACGACCGCAGACGACATCGGTGGCGATCATCTATGCCCAGTGTGGGTCGACATCAAAGAAACCAACACGCTCAACGTTCGCGCCGGCCGGGAGGACGCCGACGAGCGCCACATCTGCCCACTTCAGCTCGACTTCATCGAACGCTGCGTGCGCCTGTGGTCCAACCCCGGGGAGACGGTCCTGACCCCGTTTCTCGGCATCGGATCGGAGGTCTACACGGCGGTGAAGCTCGGACGCCGGGGCATCGGTATCGAACTGAAGCCGTCCTACTGGCAGACAGCGGTGAACAACCTGCGCCGCCTCGACGACGAGATGTCCACTCCGACTTTGTTCGGAGACGCCGCATGAGCACCTAGCACCGCTTTCGTCGGGGACCGTCTATCCACCTTCTAGTACGAGGAATCTCCTTCACATGATCTTGCACGGTCCTGCATCCCAGGACGACCCCGAGTCCGCGACCACAGCCGTGGTTGCCGGGATGCTCGCGCGCGCCGCCACGAAGTCAGGTGGCGATGGCCACCAATGAGCGCGTCGACATTACCGGCCCAACAGCAGACGCCTGGGCCGCCGCAGCACGGTGGGCAAGCAGTGATCCTGCCGCTGCGGAAAACATGGCAGTCCTCGCCGAACTCGGCGAACTCCTCGACAGCGGGCGCACAGACCCCGAGCTCGAAGAAGAGTGCCGCGAACTACTCGCCCGCTCCATCCGGCTCTGCGAACTCTCCGACAAGCACTGGGAGCAGCAGTGGGCGCTCGCGTGGGCACGGAGGGGGAACTGTGGCTAAGAAGCTCAACGCCCGTACATGGGCGCGGCAACTCCCCAAACCGGTCCGCAATGGCCGCTTCTACCGTCTGGGTGGGCATGTGGCGCAGGTGCTGGCCGGCCACGCCCACCTGGATGGTGCGGGCATCACTGTCGCTATGAGGACTCTCGCGGAGGAGACGTGGTGCACCCTCAATGAGATCGAGGAAGCCCTGGCGTGGCTGGAGGAAGAGAAGTGGTTCACCCGCGTTGACAGCGTGAATGGCGTCGAGTGGGTGTGCAACTTCGAGATCGTCCGCAGCGGGGGTCCGTCTGAGATTGATGAGCGGTTGGAGCGTAAGCGTGCGCAGGGACGGGCGCGTTGGCATCGGTTGCAGGAGCGTCGCCGTGGCGATCAGGGCGTTAGTGAGGTGCGTGAGTCTGCGTTAGTAGGGTGCGTTAGTGAGCGTGAGCAACTAACGCACCCTACTAACGAACTAACGCAGGCGACTAACGCAACTAACGCACCCAACAAACGCTTAGCGTTAGTAGGGGGCGTTAGAACCCCAGGTCACAGCCCCGAAGTACCTAAGAAGGAAAAGAAAGAAGTACCAGAAGGAAAAGAACTCCGATCGGCTGACGCCGATCGGCAGGAGTCCTTCTTCGAAGTCGCATCCCCAGAGAAGCCCGAGAAGCAGCCGAAGGCGCCAGCCCCGGCTCACGTCCTCGCCGATCGCTACTACCAAGCAACAGACCGGAACGGCAAGTTCATCGCCAAACGTCAGACAGTCGCGAAAGCGCTGGAGAAGTACCCCTACGAAGACGTGGAACGAGCGGTCGACATCCTCTGCCATAACCTCAACTACAGCTTCTCCGTCGAGAACATCTACAAGGCGATGACTGGCGCCGTTGGGCCACGCCGAAAACAACATCGCCCGTTCCAGTCCGCCGACCACGACTACACCGACCATGGAGGCTTCGGTGCTTGACCTCGACGAACTACTCACCGGTGCTCTCCTTGCAGCTTGGATCGACGAAGCCGCAGCCGAGTACCCGGGCGCCGATGACATCGAAGCCAAAGCCCGCGGACTGTTCGCCAGGTCCCTGCGTGACTTCCGACTCGCCCGCGACGAGCGGGTCTCGGTCGACGACGTGATTCCCCGCCGCTACGCCACCGCCACCGTCACCCACCCCAAAGTGGTGTCCTGGGCGGCCACTGTCGCGCGAAACTGGCTTCACCCGACACCCATCAAGACCGGGCCGAGTTTGATCCTCTCCGGGCCACCTGGGCGTGGAAAAACACACGAGGTGTACGCCGCCCGCAAGTGGTTCTACGACATCGGCGTCCCAGTGTCGTGGACCATCACCACCGCTGCGGACCTCAACGGCGCCCTCCGCCGCTTCGACGGGGTCGACGCAAGGGACTACGCCAAAGCCGCATTGCTCGCCATCGACGACCTCGGGGCCGGCAACCACACCCAGTTCAACGACGACACCCTGTACCGCATCGTCAACCACCGGTACGAGAACGAACTACCCACCCTGATCACCACGAACCTTCCCGGCAAGGAGATCCAACCCGTTTTCGGTGAACGTATCGCCGCCCGGCTTCGGGAGATGTGCGACTTCGCCGCGTGGACCATGAACGACCAGGACTGGAGGGCGAAGTGACCGACCCGATGGTGGTGCTCAACCCCGTCGACGACGAGCGGTACCTGGCGTCGCTGTTGCTGTCCATCACTGCCCGCAGCCTTCGCGAGGACGCGCTGGAGAAGGTCCAGCCGGACGATTTCTGCTCCGGCAACCTCGGTGGCCTGTGGGGGGTGGCGCAGAAGCTGCACGTCAACGGCAAGAAGATCGACAAACGGTCGTTGATCGCAGCGTCCGAGTCGTCTGGTACCCCGAAACTGCTGTGGGATTTGGAGAAGCTTGGGCCGCCGGCCGCGGGTGACTATCCCCAAGCTCTCGCTGAGGTGCAGCGCTGCGGCCGGCTACGGCGCCTGTGTGAGTCTCTTCAACGCTCGATGCAGCGTGCTCTCACTGCCGAGGAGTACTCCGAGGCTGTCGCGGTGGCCTATGAGGAATTGGGGAAACTCGACGCAGCCGACGACACAGCGTTGAACCAACGGTTGGACGTGTTGCTCGGGAGGCTTGAGGACTCGTTCCGCAGCCGCACCGACTATCAGATCATCGAGACCCCGTGGCCGGACCTGAACCGCCACATCTCCGGCGGTCTGCACCCTGGCCGGTTCTATGTGGTCGGAGCGCGACCGGGCAATGGGAAGTCTATTGCCGCGCACAACATGGCTGAGTACGCCGCGTCGAAGGGGCGCGTCGCCCAGGTGTTCTCGGTTGAGATGGGCGGCATCGAGGTAGCTGGCCGCATCGCCTCTGCTGCCATGTCGATCGACATGGGTGAGATCTCCCGGCGGGAACTGTCGGACTACTCGTGGTACCAGTTCCAGCAGTACCGCGAGACGGCCGTCAACTACGAACTCTATGTGGATGAGTCACCAGAACTGTCGATCGGTCATGTGTGGTCCGTGTGCCGCGCGCGCAAACGCCAGACCGGGCTGGACGTGGTGGTGGTGGACTACCTCCAGTTGGTGAAGGGGGATGTGAAGGTGCCGCGGGAGCAGCAGGTCGCGTCGATCTCCCGCAGCTGCAAGCAGCTTTCTCGGGAGCTTCAGTGCGCTGTGGTGGTGCCGACTCAGCTGAACCGGAAGGCCACCGATCGGGACAAGGCTTCGATGTCTGATCTGCGGGAGTCGGGCGCGATCGAGCAGGACTCCGACGTGATCATCATGTTGGCTCGGCAGTACGCGGACGACGGTGACATGAAGGGTGTGCCGAACGGGATGGTGTCCGTGGACATCCCAAAGAACCGGCACGGGCAGGAAGCCTCGTTCGAGCTGCCGTTCCGCGGGCACTATTCGCGTATCGGCTGAATCTAGTACACAGAACTAGTTGTACTAGCCTTCACTGGTCGCTATGCTGGTATCAACCATCGCAGAGGGGAAGTGGCCCAAATGGGGCTCATCAGATCGTTCAAGGCCGCGCAGAAAACCGTGCGTGAGGTCGAGCAGTGGGGCCGCGACACCAAGGCCTACGCGGAGGAGCAGCGGGTGAAGCGCGGCGAGAAGCCCGCCCCCAACCCCAAGGGTGGCCGGAGATGAGCTACCAGTCCCCGCTCGAACACCCCCTGGTCATTGAGGCGATCGCCCGCGCCTACGCATGCGGTCGACACGACCAGCACCTTCGAGAGTCCCTGCACGTGCCGGGGCATCTGCCGTTGAGTGACGTGTTCGCGATCCGCGCGAGGGACGCCCGCGCCCACAGCGCCGACCATGCACCCCTGTTCGACTCCATGGCCGGTATCGAGCTTCCGACGCCGTCTACGCCTGGTCTCTCCGAGGCGGCGTGATGTCGGAACCCAAACACGTGCGGGAGGTCCTGGTCGAACTGCTGGCCACGTGGCGGTCGGACATCCGGTCGGTGCCGCTGAGGCATGTCGATGAGGCCGCCGTGACGGAAGCGCGGGAAGCGATCCAGTCCCGCGAGGAAACCGAGGCACAGGCATGACCCGGGATGTCCCGCGACACAACCACGACCGGCCGCGGCTGCTGGACCTGTACTGCCGCAAGGGTGGCGCCGCCATGGGCTACATCCGCGCAGGCTTCGACGTCGTCGGCGTCGACATCGAAGACCACGCCGACGGCTACCCCGGCACCTTCGTGCAGGGGGACGCCATCGAGTACGCCAAGCAGCGTGGCCACGAGTTCGCCGCCATCCATGCCTCGCCGCCGTGTCAAGGTCAGATCGCCATCACCGCCGGCAACCGCGCCCGCAAAGGTTGGATCGACAACCACGTCAACCTGATCCCCGACACCCGCGAAGCGCTTGACGCCGTCGGCCAGCCGTACGTGATCGAGAACGGGCCGTCCGAACACCTGAGGCCGGACCTGACTCTATGCGGGCTGACCTTCGGGCTGCCGACCTTCCGGCACCGGTACTTCGAGCTCGGGAACTGGACGGCTACGCCACCCGAACATGTGTCCCACCGCGGCCACCTCACCGTCGGCTGGCGGCACGGCTGCCTGCGCACCGTCGAGCCCAGCGTCTGCCCGAAGCACGACCGCTGGTGCCGCGGCACCGTCTACGGCGTCTACGGCCAAGGCGGCGGCAAACCGTCCGTGCCGCAAGCCCAGGCCGCGCTCGGCATCGACTGGATGACCGACATCGACGACCTCAACGAAGCCATCCCGCCCGCCTACACCGAGTACATCGGCCGGCAGCTCATCTGCCACCTGATGCCCCAGCAACTCGGGCTCTGGCCCGCCGCGTGACCCCCCCCCCCACCCACCTGTCCGTCCACACCACCCACGGAGACACACATGCCCAGTGACCATGCTCAGCACGATCAGCTTGTCGCGATCATTCGCGACGCCCTGGTAGCCGACGAAGCCGCAGCCGGGATCCTCGACACCGGGTACCGCCGGGTGTCCGCCGACGACGCCACCGTGGAGGCGGCCAAGGTCGATGCAGTGAGGGCGCGCGCGGACTTCGTGGATCAGTACTGCACGCGCCGCGCCAACCACCGGGAGGGCGACTTCACCCCGGAGCAGTACGAAGCCTGGCAGCGGGAGGCCACCGATGGGTGGACGCTGCGCTACCCCGGCTTGGCCGCGATCGCCGCTGTCCGGGGCGGTGAGGCGTGATGGCCGCCCCGGATGGCCGCGCCTTGAAGCTGCTCGCCGATCTGGTTGACGCCGATCCGTGCTGGTTCGACCACAACGGCGATTGCCAGGCCCACGGGTTCTTCGGCCTGCGCTACAGCGGCCAGAACTGTGCCCATCAGGACGCCAAAGACCTTCTCGACGAGATGGGAGTTGAGTGGAAGTGACCATTCCGCCCGCCCCAGATGGCCGCAGAGCGCCTGAAACCGCTTCCCCAGTGTCATCCATCCAACCCGGCCCCAACGGGCCTCAAAACCGCGAGGAGAAGACCATGCCGACTGGTGGTGCTGATCAGGCGATCGGTGACCTGGGACGACTCCAGGGCACCGACCCGGCCGTGCAGCGACGCAACGAGATCCGGCGGGAGATCGACAAGCAGTACTTCGACCCGACGGACCCGCAAGGTGACATCGGCGTAGCTGCGATGCGCGAGGCTGCGGTCAAGGTGGCCGCTGCCCGTGAGGCCGCCAAAGACGGCCGCATCACCGAACTCGAAGCCGAAAACGAGCAGCTGCACGCGAACACGATCAAGTTCCGCGAAGAGTCCGGCGAGTACCACTCGCGCCTAGCGAAGGCGCAGCGCCTCATCGACGCCGTGAGCAGGGGATGGGCTGATGCCCGCGAACTCGGCATCATCCGCGCCGCCCTGGAGGGCACGACCGACCCGGAGGTGCCCGGTGAGTGACCTGAACACCGGTCGCTGCGAGATCTGCCAGCAGCCCGTGCCGACCGCCGAACTCGTCTCGCACATCTCCGCGCATCACCCCGACGACTACGCGCCGTTCCAGACGTGGCCAGACGGCGGCGCGGTCATCGAGTACGACGAGGCCGCGTTCACGCCGGAAGCGTTCGAGGAGGTGCCCGGTGAGTGACATCGCCCAGCGGCTCGTGAAAGCCGCCGCCGAATACGGATGCGACCACGCACCCGACGTGTGCGACGACTGCCAGCGCATCGCCAGCG